GTTCTGGTGTTGGTGATGGAGTAGGTTCTGGTGTTGGTGATGGAGTAGGTTCTGGTGTTGGTGATGGAGTAGGTTCTGGTGTTGATACATTTAAAAATAATAATTTATTATTGCCAGTAGCAGAACCCATATCTAATTTATCATCTAACATTTGTGATTTTAATAAATCTAATACTTGTTCATTGGTAAAAGTTGGATTTTGACTCCATAAATAACCCAATGCGCCAGCAACAAAAGGAGCTGCCATAGAAGTACCAGACATTGTCACACATTGATAATCATTATCATAATAACTTGATAAAATACTTTGTCCGGGTGCATAAATATCTACGCAACTTCCAAAATTTGAAAAATAAGCAACTTCATCATTTGAAGTTGAAGCACCTACAATAATAGCACTTGTAAAATCAATATCATAATATTTTTCATTCATACATTTATCTAATCCATCATTTCCGGCGGCTACAGTAAATAAACCACCCGAACTGACAAATTCATTAATTTCATTTTTAACAATTGTGGAAATCCCAAATGATAAATTTATAATAGATTTACGACCATTTATAATCATAAGTTGTTCAACATAATCAATTGCCAAAATCATATCAGTAATATAAGCATAACCGGTACAATCAATAGAAATTTTAATAGAAAAAACATTAGCATCTTTAGCTATACCAGTTATACTTCCAGCAACTGAACCAGCGACATGAGTTCCGTGACCTTGACAATCTTCATCAGAACTTAACCCATGATTGCCAAAAGTAGGTAAAATCGTAGGTGGATTTAAAAAGATTTCATGATTTTCATTCACACCGGTATCTAAAACATAAATATCAATATCATCACCATTTACTTCTTCTTCGTTTTCAAATAAAAGATAATCATCTAATGGTAAATCTTCTTGATTAATACGATCTAAATTCCAAGAATCTAAACAAGATGAATCAGTATATATTTCGACAATTTCATCATCATCGATATCTAACACATTATCATCATTAAAAGCATCTCTATTTAAATCTGTTTCAACAATAATAAAGTTTTTTTTCATAAATAATACTTCTGTTTCATTAATAATAGAATTATCAAACCATTTTTGTGGATTATTTTCTTTAAGTGTAATAATATAACGATTTGCATAAGAAAATTGTAATAAAAATAAAAAACAATAATTAATCATTTTTATATTTAATATTATAAATCAGTTTTATTTAAATATCTTCAATAATTTCATTTTCCTTTTTTTCATTTATTTTTTTATTTTTTTCCTTTAATTCTTTATTATATTCAATAGCTTTTTGTTTATAAATATCTTTATCAATAGAACTCAAAGTTCTCCAGATTTCTCCTTTGATTTTAGAATATTCTCCAAATTTTTTATTAGGATATCTTTTTTTAATTTGATCAATAATTTTAGAATCTTTTAAAAAAATTGCATAACTAGTCATAGTTCCTTTTTTATTGGTATTTCTTTTTCTTTTAATTTTAATATTACCGAGATAATGATTATGAAGTGTATTATGATCAATATTAAAATTTTGAGAAATATCTTTTAATATAAAGGATAAGAAAGGAATCATACTTTCTGAATAAATAGATAATAATTTATTTTGGGTAACCATATTTAATATAATATAAATTATAATTCAATACTTAAATTAATTTTTTTTCTAGAGAAAATGAAAAACTTTTTTGTAAAAAATATAAACACTGTAATAAACAATCGGATAAATCATCTTTTTTATTAGATAAATTAAAAAAATCAATAAATTTTTTATGATTTAAATTTTCTAAAACAAAAGAAGTATTTAATATTGCAGTTTTTTTTCTATTTTTATATTTAGAAATATCAATATTATTATTTTCTTTACAAAATTTTAATTTATTTGAAGCATTAATATAATAAACATTATTCATATTTAATTGAGAATTACAAACACCATTAATTAAAAAATAAGAATAAATATGATTTGAAATAGTTTTCATTTTGGGACCTTTTAAAACTGGTTGTAATTCAATTAAAACTACATCAACTAATAAAAAATGAATATATTTTTGATTAAAAATATTAATAATTTTTATTAAAAGATCATTGATCGGAAAAGTTTTACAATTTAAAACTTTAATTTTTTGTAATTTATAATTTTTATTATATTCTTTTAATAATAGAACTTTATGAGAAGCACAAATTTTTTTACCATTACATAGATATTTAACTTTTTTTTTACAAGTATCTAAAGAACATTTATCTAATTTTTTATCAAATTTTTTTAATTCTAAAGGCTTTTCTATATCAATATTTTTTTTATGTTTTTTACAAAAATGAAATTCATCATTTTTTGATTTAAAATGAGCAACTTTCTTACAATAATCACATTTTTTTTGATTATCAAAAACATCCTTTAAAAGATTAATAATATTCCATTCTAAAATTTCGATAGTAGTATCATCTTCATTATATTTGATAATAGAATAAGCGAGATTTTTAATACCTACATCAAATGATAAAATCAACATCGACTTATAATATAAAGAAGTATAAAAAATATTTATTATATCATTTTAAATGATATACTAAAAAAATGAATAATATTTAATATTGACTTTTTCTTTTTTTTATAAAAATAAATGCTCCAACTCCTCCTCCTAATAATAAAAATAATATAATGAAAATTGCTATTTTCTTTTTCTTTGCTGTCCCTTCCTTTTCTGCTTTTTTCTTTTTCTTTGCTATCGCTTCCTTTGCCAATGATTCTTTTTCTGCTTTTATTGCTATTTTATTTGCTACTTTTGTTGCTATTTCCATTTTTTCTGCTGCGTTCACTTTTGCTTTTCGTGCTTCTGCTTGTGCTTCTTCTGCTTGTGCTGATGCATCTTCTGCTTTTTCTAGTGCTATTGATGCCACTTCTGCCGCTTCTGCCGCTTCTGCGACTGCAGTTCTTGTCTCTTCTTCTCCAATTTCCATATTTTCAATCATTTTATTTTTAAATAAATAAATTAAATAAATAGATAAACTAGTAATTATGATATCTTCAATCTTTATTTTTTTTTTAATTTTTTTTAAAAGTTTATTTATAATTTTCATTTTATATAGTATATATATTATATTTATATTATATTTATATTATATTTATAATAAACTAAATTTATAAATTATCTAACATTTTGGAAATATCTGAAAAATCAAAAGCATCTTTGCTTCTTTCTTGAACTTCATCTTTATCTAACATATTCATAGATTCTCTTACATGTGGTAATTGTGATTCCATAGCTTCTTGAATTGCTTCGCGACCTTCACTTTTTGGATAAAGCATAACGCCATGTAATTCAATAGAAATATGTTTTATACCAGCTTTTTTAAATTCCCTTTTGTGTCTTTTCATAATATCTTTATAAACACCTTCTTCAGATAAAATATCAGGATACATAAAATAATCTGTATGTAAAATAACATCATTTGCAATAATATTATAAAATCCAGTTAAAGCATCTTTGCCTCCACCAGACATATTTTTACCAGCCCCTTTTACTTTTTTTTTGAATTCTTTTATACTTAATTCTTTAATTCTTTGCGCAATAGTTTTATATTTAATATTAATAGATTTATTATCACGATCAATTTTAATTGGTTTTTTTAATTTCATTCTTTTCATTTTATAAATATATCTATTCTTTTTTGATCCTTTAGTTGTTTCTTTAAGAATAAGAATTAAAGTACATTGTCCTTTTACTTTTGATTCTCTACATTCTCTATTAAATGCTTTTTTTGCTGCCCCAATTACATCGCGAGCAACATATCTTCCTTCAGTTTTTTTTTTATTTTTTTCATTTCTATTTGCTAATCTAATAATTGAAAAACTTCTTTTATTATTCATAGTTTATATGAATAATAAATATTTTTTTTTTTAAAATTGTGGTAAACCTACATTAACAGTATAATTATCAATACCACAACCCTGATTTAAACTATAAATAAATATAGTAATAAAAATAACAGCAAAATTAGCACCAAAATATTTTAAATATTTATTTAAATCATTATCTTCAATAATTAAATTATTATCTAAATAATATAAAAAAGTCAATACTAATGCTGAAATACAAGAAGTAAATAATTCCCGAATCATAATTATATATAAATATCAAAGATATTATTTAAATTAATTTAAATTACGTAAAAAATTAATATCTTCATTTAATGATTTTTTTAATGGAACTTGTTTAATTTCTTCTACTACTGGCATTTCCATTGGTAAAGGAGATGCCTTTGTTGGAATAAAATTAAATTCATCGGGAATATCATTATCAATTGAAATTATATTTTGTTGTGATTGAATAGGTTGTTGAGTAGGTTGTTGAGTAGGTTGTTGAGTAGGTTGTTGAATAGGTTGTTGAGTAAGTTGTTGAATAGGTTGTCGTGTAGGTTGTTGTGTAGGTTGTTGTGTAGGTTGTTGTGTAGGTTGTTGTGTAGGTTGTTGAATAGGTTGCTGATATTCATCAATTAAAGAATGAATATCATCATTTGGTAAATTATTAAAATCTTCATCTGTAATTTCTTCTATAATTTCTTTTTTTATATTTTCTTCAGATATTTGATTATTGCCACTTTGTTCTTCTTCATCTTCATCTAATTGATGTTCCGAAACTTCATCATCAATATCTTCTTCTTCTTCACTACTATCATTATCATTATCATTATCATTATCACTATCACTATCATTATCACTATCGTCATCAACATTATTTAAATAAATATCTAAAATTTCGTCATAAGGTAAGAAAGAGTTTAATGCTTTTTGAATTGCTCTTCTAATTAATTCTAAAGAATTATTAATATTTTTTAATCTCAAACCTGGTTTTTGATCTAAATCACAAATTAAAGTTGGTTCTAAATAATAAGATTTGGATATAAAATTAAAACATTTTTTTAAAAAAGTTATAGTATCAGGGATTTCATATTCAATATTTATTTTTTTTCTTGAAGAAGTTTCAATTAAATTTTTAGTCGAACTAATAATAGTAGATTTAATTAATTTAGGTAAATATTTACAATTAGATTTATGAACTATATATTTGGCATGTAATTTTAAAGTTTCATAATCCCATTCATTAGTATTTTTTAATTCATCTTGAAATTTTTTTAACATAACTCTTTTATTGTGTATATTTTTAATTGATAAATCACATAATTCTTTATATTTCATATAAAAAGGTTCTTTTAATAATTCAAATAAATGTTGTTCATATTGTGTTTTAACACAAGTTAAATAATTAAATTTTGGGGTTCGTTCAATCTTCATAATATATATAGAATATTAATATAAAAAACTTAATTAATTTAATATATACATATAATATATAAATATGAAAAAAAGTGATATTGCAATTTTAGTAGGTATTATTATTGTTGCTTCTTATATATTAAATTTAAATAAAAAAGAAGAAATGAAAGTAGAACAAAAAAATGAAAATAAAGAAGTAAAAGAAGTAAAAGAAAATAAACAAGGTGGTTGGTGGAATAATGTAATAAATTGTAAAGCGAATGGAGATAATAATTTATATTGTAAACCAAAAGAAAAATGGATTTTCCCATATTAATTATAGTTATAAATATGAATAAAATAATAGTTAAATAATTTAAATATAATGTTATATTTATAAATTATATATAATGAAAATTTTAGAATTAAAAACTATTCAATGTATAATTTTTAAAACTTTAATAGAATCATTAAAAGAAATAGTTTTTGATATTAATATACAATTTTCAGAAAAACATATAAAAATAATGAAAATGGACCATTCTCATACAATAGTAGCTTTATTAGATTTAGATACAACAAAATTTGAATATTATAAATGTGAAAGAATAATAAATAATCAAAGAATACCTTATACAGAAGAAAACCCTTTGGTTATAGGAATTAATATATTATATTTATTTAAATTATTAAAAAATTTATCAAATGATGATATATTATCATTAATTATAGATGATGATAATTCAGGTTATTTAGAAATTATTATTCAAAATACGAATAAAAATATTATATCAAAATATAATTTAAATTTAATAGAATTAAATGAAGAAACTTTAATACCAAAAAAAATTAATTATAATAATATAATAACGTTTAATTCAATATATTTTCAAAAATTAATAAAGGAAATGAATTTATTATCAAAAATAATAGAAATTAAATATTATAATAAACAATTAATATTTTCATGTAAAGGAGATTTTGCATCACAAGAAACAATAATGACAGATAAAACAGAAGATATAAAATTTTATAAAGAAGAGAATGAGATTTATCAATCATATTTTAAAGCGAAAACTTTATTATCATTTAATAAATTTACAAATTTATGTAGTCATATAAAATTATATTTAAAAAATGAATGCCCATTATTATTAGAATATTCAATTGGAACTTTAGGAAAAATAAAAATATATGTTTCCCAAACATCTGATAAAAAATAATTATTTTAAAATTTTATCTAATACCTTAACATATTTTTCAAAAGTATAATTATTATATATTATTTGTATATTTTCAATTATATTTTTTTTGAAATGTGAATTTATTTTTTCAATTTGAACTTTATAATGAAGATTTGAATTTATATCAATAATATTATCAAAATACATATTATTTAAAAGAGAATTAGAAATAGATAAACTTCCGAATGATATATAACTTAAAGATCTATAGTCAAATTTATTAGGATCGGAAAAGGAAATAAAAAGATTTTGATCTTGAATTAAATTTTTTTCTTGTAATGAATTTATATAATTAAAAATTTTCAATTTTGGTAAATTTTTATATTTTTTCCATTCATTTGGATTTTTATTTTTTATCATAATTATTTTATCTTTATTAAAATAATCATTGTCTTTTTTTAATAAAATATTATGTTTAAAATTAAACATGATTTCATTTTTAGTATATATTGACATATAAGGCATTATAATAGTATTATCTTTCAAATACATAAATTTTTCTTTGATTTCAAAATCATCGTATAAAAAATTATTATCATATTCAAAAATTCTATAAAATATAATATTTAATTTTTTTAATTTTTTTTCTAAAGAATGATGTTCTTTTAATAAAATATATTTTGTATTTTTATCAATTAATATATTTTCAATATAATCAAAATTATTTATTATTATTATTTTTGAATTTTTCATTAAATGATATTCTGATGGATAAGCTATAAAAAAAACATTTTTATATAAAGTTTTAAAGGCTTTTAAGAAGCCGAATGCGATCAAATCATCTTTATTTGATATAATAGAAATCATAAGTATATATAATTTTTATTATTTTATTATTTTAAATTTAATTTATTCTAATTTAAAAGAACCAAATTTTCCTTTTTTTGTAACATAACCAGCATTAACTAAATTGTTATTTTTTTTAGCAGCAACAGAAGCTTTTTTAGAAACAATATTCCCAGATTTATTGTATTTTAAATCTTTTTTAGTTAAACCACCAGAAGTTTTTTTAGCATTTCCATGCATCACTTCAGCTCTAGAACCAATATTTTGAACAAAATCATTTTTTTTCCAATTATTAGAAAGATCTAATTTTTTAAAATCTTTATCAATGATTAAATATTTTTTAGTTAATTGATTCATTTGTTCAAATATATCATCTCTTTCGTCAGCTAATTCATTTTTTCTATCTTGATTTTCTTCATCTTCAAATTGATTATCTAATTCTTCATAAATTCTATATAAATTATTAATTTTATTAGCCATATTATTTTCTATTATATAATGAATAATCATTTTTCTTTTTTTTTTTTACACAAAAAGGTAAATTATTTTTTGGAGATTCTAATAAAATGGAATTATCTAATTTTTTTTCTATATTTACTATGCGATCATGTAAATAATTAGATGTACCATTACCTCTTTTATTAATTTTATAAAGTTCTCTATAATTAATTTCTAATTCTGTTATTTGATTTGTTAATTCGGCAATTTTTTTTTCTAAAATTATAATTCTATTTTTATATGATTTTCTTTGAGTTTTAATTTTATAATATTTTTGTTTTAATTCATCATTATTATTTAAAACATTATTAATATGATTAGAAGGTGTAATATTATCAATTGATTGAGATAGACCCATTTATTATATATATATTTAGTTAATTTTTTATTAGTATTCATTAAGTAATTTAATATTAAATCCCAATTCATCATAATCATTTTTAACATTATTGATATTTTTCTCTAATAAGATACCTTCAAATTCATTTTTGGGAATTTTATTATTTTCATTATTTAATCTACAATAATCAACAAATTTATTATATAATACTAATGATGATGTAAAATATTTCTGATTTTCATCAGTAGTTAATTCACATTCATTATCTAAAAATTTATTAATAACATTACAATTATGTTGGAATTTTTTATTATATTTTTTAATTTTATCTGGAATTTTTAATTTTTGACCAGATTGATACCATTTAATTGCAAATCTAACAAAATAAGATAAAACTTCATTATCAGAAATTTTATTATCAATATCAGAATCTTTCCATTTATGTCTTGGATTATTGGCATCAAATTTAATATCAGTTTCGTCATCTAAAAATTGAGCTTCAAATTCAATTAAAATCATTCTACGAAATAATGCCGGGTCATTTGAGAATTTTGGTTTAAAATTAGTAAGGATAATTGGAACTAACGCAACTTCAATTAATTCACTTTCTTTATGTAATTTTCTAATTCTCAATTTAGTACCACCAGTAATTCTTTTAACTAACCCTTCATTCATTTCTTCATTTTTATTTGATTCATCCATAATACCAAATCTCTTATCTTGTATATAATTAAGATGAGTTGTTGCGGTACCAGCAGTACCTTTTTTAACACTAAATATTTCAGAATCTAAAATAGTAAAATATTCACCAAATGTTTTATCTAATAATTTTGCTAATACGGATTTTCCATTACTACCTTTATCACCATACCATACAGAAAATTTTTGTTCTTTATTATGACCAGTAATAGAATAACCAATAAAAGTACTTAAAAATTCAATGATTTCTTCTTGTTCTAACATAATATCAGACATAAATTTATCCATATTTGGAGTTTTCATAAATTCATCAAATTCAATATCTAAAAAGAATGTATTATAATCATCAAAACGACGATTAACTAATTTACCAGTTCTTAAATCAATATTACCATTTCGTACAGCAATTGAATCAGGATTACCATTAATCATATCTTCAAAATCAGGATTATTTAATAAATTTGCACCCAAAGTGTTTCTAAAACACTGTTTGGCATATTTTGATCTATTACATTGTTTTCTCATCATAGTAGAATTTTTTAATAAATCATAATATTGTTCTACTTTTGGATCAGATGGATCTAATTTTTTAATTTCATATAATAATTGTTTATTAAAATAATCTAAATTTTGACTAACATAATGTTGAAATAAATATTGGCACATTTGATTTTCATCTTTTTGCCAAATATCACCGTTCCAAAAATATACTTCTAAATTATCTTCTGGACCTTGAGTAATAATTCTTTGATGAAATAATTTATAAAACATTTCACACATTCCTCTTTCATCATTATTTAAATGAAATTTAATTTGATTAAAATTTAATACTTTATATTCATATTGTGATAAACCAATAATATATTCATTGAATTTTATAAAATTATCTTGTTTTGCAAGATTTAGTAATGCTTTATATTGATCATAAAAATTAAAATTTTTTTCTCGGGATTTTTTAATCAAACTTTTAATATTAGTTATTGTAGTTTCATCAAATTTTGAAGAAGTTTTTGACCATTTAATCATTATTCTTTTTGGAATTTCTAAACTAGCTAAAATCATTATAATTTTAGACCATTCTCCATATTCATCGCATTTTTCCGAATTAATAACTTCAAATAATAAAAATTTAATATATTCATAATCTTTAATTTGAATAACATTTTTTTTAATCCAACCATCTCTTTTAAAATCAACATAATTAGTTTTATTTTCATATAATTCATCTAAATCAATAATATCATTTGCATTAAGTTCTTGTAATTTTTTATTTTTTTGTTGTCTATTTTTTTCTTCTTCTTTGATTTTTTCTTTTATACTATTTTCAAAATCAACATTTAATTCAGTTTTATCAGTTTGAATACATAATAATTGAAATTTTTCAATATCGTTAAAATTCACTTCATCTAAAAAATCATAATTACTATTAGGTAAATATTTATTTTTTTTTCTATCAAATTTTTGAACATGATACATTCTAAAACATGAATTATATGCATTATCATCTAAAAATTTATCATTATTTTTACTATTTAAATATTTAACTAATTTTCTACAAAATTTTTTATTAACTAGAATATTAGGAAAATATACATGATAATTTTCTTTAGATTGATTTTTTAAAATATGATATGTAAAATCCAATTCTTTTTCTTGATTTTTTACTAATATTCTTGATAATTGTTCTGATAATACTTTTACTGTATCATGAATATCAATATTTAATGTATATTTATCAATATCAAAATATAATTTAAATATATCTGTGATTTTTTCACATAATGAACTTTTTTTAATTTTTAATAAATGTTTATATAAATTATCATATTCATTACTAGGTATATTAAATAACCCACCTTTTAAATCTTGATGTGTATATTTTTTAGTACCACTAGAAACTATATATTTTTTTAATATATTACTCATTATCTGATTATTTTTTTTTAGAAAGAAATTTTAAAAAAAAAAAATAAAAATATATTTTTATTTTTAATATTATTAGTAAAGAATTAATTTAATGAAGTGGAGAATGATCAACAATCATTCCACAAAAATTTGTTTTATTTTTTGAATAATTAACATTATCATAAATACCTATTTTTATTGCATTAATTAATAAAAATTTGAAATTTTTATTAAATTCCTCATTGTGTCCATAAGATACAGACATAATATGTGCCAATTCATGAATAGTGACAAACATTAATATGTTTATTTTATGTAAAATTTGAGTTTTTTTACTTCGTAAACATAAATTAACTTGTTCGCCTTTATCAATACTATAAGAAGTACCACTATCATTTAAATTTGTTTCTTGAATATTATCTTCATCATATCTATTAAATAATCTTTGAACACGAGGATCTTTGGGAAAATTTTTTTTTAAATAATTTAATAATAATTCATTTCTGTCTTTAATAGTTGCCATAATATCAGCTGCTTTATATCTATTAGGTAAATCTTGAACTAAATGAAAATCTTCATCTTTATCAGATTTAAGATAAACTAAATTTCTATCATTAAAAATTAAATATTTTAAAACAATAAAAGTACCGAAACAAATTATTAAGAATTTTACAAATTTGTCATCTGACATAATTTTATTTTAATATATAAATACAAAATAAATTAAAATAATAATTATATTTATAAATATGACAGATAATAACTCAAATATTATAGAAGAAGAAAATAACAATGGAAATATATCTGCCTTTTCACAAAATATAAGATCATCGCGCCAAGGAGATTTTAGACAACGAATAGAAAATATATTATTTTTAATTAATCGTTATAATAATATTCGAGATATAGAAGAATCTGAAGAAAATAATAATAATTATTATTATAGAAGAATGAATGAATATTCCAGAGATAGTTATCGAAGAAATAAATATCTTGAATCAAGTTTAATACCGATTTTAAAAAATAAAGTAATAAAATTTAATGGGAAAGATTATTCTTATTATCATTTATGTCAATTAAATTTAATTTTTAAGAATAAATATAATATAATATTAAATCTAGATTTTACAGCGAAAAAGATATTATTAAAAATAAAATATATAGTTCGTTTAAATATATTAGATCAAGAAATTATATGTAATAATATTGAATGTGATAAAAATTTTTGTAATGGTAAAATACATTTAATTTCAAAACAAAGAAGATTATTAACAAAGATTGAAGAAGAAACTACAGAAAAATTAATGGAAGAATTAGAAAGTAAAATTCAAGATTTTAAATATTGTATAGAATGTAATAATTTATGGGATATTAGAACTAATGATAGATATAAAAATACAGAAGTCAATTATGATGTAAAAGAAGAAAAAATTGAAGATTTTGATGTATGTGATAATTGTATAATTCAAAGTTCATTAAATCATAGAACACTAAAAGTTTTAGAACAATGTTCAATATGTTTAAAACCAATATATGAAAATAACTTTACAAAAACTTTATGTAAACATATATTTCATAAACATTGTATTAATACTTGGTTAGAAAAAAAAAAATCTTGCCCATTATGTAGATTTAGATTAAAAAATATACATGATAATATACTTATAGAAGAACTTTAAATTATTTGAGTTCTTAAATTATTATCTCTTTCTAAATATTCAATATTTAACATAATCATAGTTTGTACACTATCTTTAATAGAACCAATATGATCAGCACCAAAGTTAATTAAATTATTATTAGGATCATAAAAACTAATAGTGAATTTTTTTAAATTAGCAATTGGAGTTATAAAATTATGACAATTATGTCTAATTTCACAATGAATAAAATCAGAAGTATTATTGTGTTTTTTTGGAATCAAAATTGCAAAAGCATCATCTGCGAAACCATTAGTACTAAATATATCATTATTATGTAATTCATTGATTTTTAAAATAATATAAGAATAATCTAAGGCAACTTTTGGTAAAACAACATTGTCAATATTAATTTTAGTAATATTTTTAATATTAGTATTAATAGAAGCACCAATATATGTAGGATCAGGATTAAAAGAAATAATAAAATTATTAGTATTAGGATAAGATTCTTTATTTCTATGTCTAGAATCAATTAAAATACATTTAGAAGATATTATATTTTTTTTTAGAGGTAAATCTTGAATAATTTTATGATAAGCTTGTGGTTGTTTTTGTATAATAATTCTATTGTCATCTTTTTCATCATTATGTGTATGTTCTAAAAATTTTTTAAAATTCATAATTATATATATGATATATTATGATTTTTATTTTAATTTAATTTATTATTCTTTGTCAGAATCGGAATCATTTATTGGATCAGGTTTACGAAATTGACTTTTTTTCTTTTTTTCTGGTTCTTCTTTTTTTTCTTTCTTTCTTTTTCTTCTTCGTCTTTTTTGAGAAATAGATTCATCTTCAGAAGATTCGGATTCAGTATCAGAAAAATCATCAGTTGATAAATCACTATCATATTTGACATCTTTAAATTTATCTTGTTCTCTCATCCTAGCTCTTTCTTCATTTTTTCTTTTTCTTATTTTATCAATTTTTTCTTTAGATTTTTTTTCTTCTACTTTTTTATTTTCTTCAATTGCTTTTTCAATTAATTTATGTAAATCAACTTCTTCGCCATTTTTATCAGAACCAGCAATTTTAACAGGTAATAATTTTTTAATTGATTTTTCTTTATCATAAGTTTCTACATAATCAATTAATTCTCTTTTGAAATTTAATTTTAAAATTCTTTGATTTGACTGATATTCTTCTAATTTATTATTATATTGTTTAATAAAATCAATAGGGACTTCTTGAATACTTTTATTAATAATTAAATCATTAGTATGTTCATAATTTATATCAATATAAGTTTCTTTGTAATCATTTAAGAATAACCACCACATTTTATTAGCGAAATATTCTTTTAAAGTTTTAATTGGTAAATTTTGATAAAAGAAAATACTTTGCCAACTAATATATTCTTCAAAATCTTTTAATTGGGGAACAGTAAATTTATAATTTTTGGATAAATTAGTCCAATCTAAATATTCTTTAAATTCTTTAATATGGTTAATAGTTAGATATTTATTTCGGGATAAATTTGCAAAATTAATATATTTTTTAAATGTTAAGCAAAATTCAACATCTAATTTATCATAAAGAGACATATAGTCCCAATTAATTTTTAATTTACTTACTTTAATATTAAATTGTCTAATTAATTTAACTAATTTTTCTTGTTGATCGGTTCTGACATATTCACAGAAGAAATTTTCATCAATATTTGGTTTTTTCATCTTTAAAATGTTATATTTTAAAAAACTCATGATATTATATTATATATAAATATATTAAAAAATCTTTAATATATTTTTAAGTCCATTATTATATAGTTTTTTTTTTCAATCACAATTTAATATTTTTTTTTCCTTTTCTTTTTTCTTTTACTTTTTGTATTATTTTTTTCCAATTCTAATTCTTTTTTTAAATTTTCATTATATTTTTTATTTTCAATTAATATAGATTTTAAATCTTCTAACCACATATTTTTAATATTTCTCAATTCTAATTCTTTTAATTCATTGATTTTTTCATTACATTCATTTTCTAATTGATTAGCTCTTTGTAATGTCAAACTTCTGATATGCATAGTTGTTAAATAATTAAAAGATAGTTCATTTGAAGAATTTAATAATTTTTTAAAATTATTTTGAACCAAATCATTTTCTAATTTTTCATCAGTTGTATCTAAAATATCTATTCGTTTACTTTTTACCATTCGAATAAATCTCACTTTATTTGTTAATTCATCTACAATATATTTTAATAATTCTATCATTTTTTGTTTTCTTAAATCATAATATTTTAAACGAATTTTATACCAAACGTTCATTATTTCATCTGTATTTTTATATTTTTGAATATTGTTATTTTGATCAAATAAATACATATTAGTTTCAGATAAATTTGTTGTTAATTTTAAAGTTTTTAGAATATGTTCTCTTCCTTTTGATGTCATTTTAGTATATTGAATTCCCGAAAATTCTAACTCAAAATAAATATTTGATTCAGTTGAATGATTATTATAATTTTTAATACATTGTAATTTCAATTCTCTTTTATTTGATACTGTTTTATCAATTAATATTTTTTCTAAAAATACTTTATATTTTTCTGTCCAAGTACCAATCGGTAATTCTTTAATAATAATTGTATTGTTTTGATTATTTAATTCATAAATACCTACGCTTTGATATTTATTATTACCTAAACTTTCAATTTCTCCTTTAAATGAACGATACCAAGGTGTTAATTTTTTAGGAACTCGATCATCAATTCGATCTTTGATATTTTTTACTAAATCCTCTAATTTATGTGACAAAACTGTTGTTGAAAATCCAGTACCAATTCCATTTGTTCCATTTAATAATATTAATGGAATACAGGGCATATACCATTCTGGTTCTATTGATAAATTATCTGATTGAAGATAGTTTAATAATTTATTATCATTAATATTAAAAATTTTCTTTGTAATCGGCGATACATTTGTAAAGATATATCTTTCGCTTGATCTATCTTCGCCTCCCAATAATCTCGTTCCAAATTGTCCATTTGGTAAAAATAAATTACAATTATTTGATCCTACATAATCTTGTGCCATTTTAATTACAGTTGATACAATTGATGCTTCGCCATGATGATAATCAGTTTTTTGACCAATTAAACCAGAAAATTGTGCTACTTTAATTTCTTTTGATGATAAATAATTTAATCCAGTATATAAAATTTTCCTTTGTGTTGGTTTTAATCCATCTACTAATGAAGGAATTGATCTATGAATATCATAATTAGAAAAATGTATCAATTCTTTATTAATAAAATCAGAAATTGGAATATCTTTTAATTTGTGATTTAATACATCTTCTTTATCAAATTTTAATAACCATTTTTTCCTTTGATCTGCTTGATCTTTTTTAAATCCCAAATTCAATGATTTATTTGCAAATTCATCCCATGAATATGTTACTATTTTTTGTTCAATATTTTCCAAACATCCTTTTGCTTCTTTTGCATTTGATGTACCCAATCCCTTATAATATTTTGTCATCCATTTTTTTAAATTTACAGTTTTTTTCCAATTTTCAAAATCAGTTAAGGTATAAAATTGTAATGTTTGTGTAGTTCCTTTTTTAAATGCTTTTACAATAGGTGTTATTAAAGATTTAATAAATCCTAATTCTAATAATTCTGGCCAAAATGTATGGAAAAAATTCATTACTAAACCTTTGATATGTGATCCATCTGTGTCTTGATCTGTTAAGATAATTATTCCACTATATCTCAATTCATTCAATGATTTATATTTATAATTTTGTTTTAATCCTAAAATTTTTTTTAAATTATTAATTTCTTCATTTTTTAAAATTTTTTCTGGACTTTGATCTTTAACATTTAATAATTTCCCTTTTAACGGAAAAATACCATATTCATCTCTTCCAATTTGACTTATTCCAGACATAGCAAATGTTTTTGCTGAATCTCCTTCCGTTAAAATTAATTTACATGTTCCACATTTTTTTGTTCCGGCCCAATTCGCATCTTCCAATTTTGGTATTCCAGTAATTCTTTTTTTCATTTTTCCATCTGTTTTTTCTAAATTTTTTTCTTCTTTAAAACGAGCAAAACTTAAAACTTCTTCAATTATTCCAATTTTATTTAATCCATTTACAAATTTTTTTGGTAAATCATATGATGAACCAAATTTAGATGATCTAGTTTTCATTGATTCTTTTGTTTGTGAATTGAATGATGGATTTTCAATAAAAGATTTAATAAAAATATGCATCTTATCTTTAATATATGATTTTTTAACATCTACCTTTTTCTTTTTTAATTTTGCCATATATTCTTTAATTATTTTATTTGTAATATAATCAACGTGTGTTCCACCTAAATTTGTATTAATTCCATTCACAAATGATATTTGTTCAAAATTATCATCATTCATATATAATCCTATGCTCCATCTTTTATTTGTATCTTCATCTACTAAAATTTTTTTATCTTCTCCATCTTTTAAATATAACTTAATATAATCTTCGAATTTTTTTATTGCTATTTTTTTACCATTATATGATACTGATACATTTTTATTTGTATTTACGGCAATATCATAAACTCTTTTTTTCATTAATGAAATTATATCATCTGATAATTTACTAATGTTAAAACGTTTTAAATCGGGTTTAAATACAATTTTTGTATAACCTGCTTTATCAGAATCTGTAATTTTTTCTTTACTTTTTTTCCCCATATTATTTTTCCAAGTCATTTGAAATTTTTTCTTTCTTTCATCATCTACTGTTTCTAATTTAAATTCATTTGAAAAGATATTAGTTAACTTTGCTCCATAACCATTTTTACCTCCAGTTATTCTCTTTTCATTTTTATCATAATTTCCCGATGTTAATAACATTCCAAAAATCATTTCCGGGATATATACCTTTTCGCTTTCTTTATAAATGATTGGTATTCCTTTACCATTATTCCATATTGTTATTTCATTTTTATCCTTATCAATTTTTACTTTGATTTGTGTCGTATTTGTTCCATTTCTTACTGTTTGGTCAAATGAATTTAATAAAATCTCTTCGAAAATTCTTTGTAAACCAGCAATATAAATTATTTTTCTTTTAGTAATTTTATTTTTTGTTTCATTAAAAATATATAATGATTCTTCTTGTTTTTCGATACTTCCAATATATGTATCTGGAATATCTAATATATGTTCCAACTGAGATTTTTTTTGATACTTATCTGCAATTGTTTGATTGTAAGTAGCCATATTAATATTTAGATCTTATAAAATAGTTTTTAATAAATTTTAAAAAAAAAAAATAATTGAATATTATATAATCAAACATAATTATGGGTGGCAAACAATCAAAAGAAACAAATAAAGAAATCTTAAATGATACACGAGTTCAAAATAGTATTAAAAAATTCAATGATACTATTACTGAATCATCTGTTTCTATGATGCAAAAAACCATGGTTGAAGCAGCAGCAGACATGGAAGTTAATAATAAGATATCAATCAAGGGGGTTAAAACCCATGGAGCTTTTGTTTTAGATGGAGTATCCCAAAAAAATATGGTTAAAATGAATTTATCTGTTCTTTCTAAAGCTGATATGAAAGCCGATATGGTTGCAGATATGACTGCTAAAATTCAATCACAATTAGAAAATTCTGCCAAATCTGCTTCTGATGCTTCTGAAAAAGAAGGCGAAGATATTATATCTGGCATAACAAATGCTGTTGCCGATACTATGCAAGGTGCAGCGGCCGCCGTAACTGGTACTGATACTTCTAGTATAGAGAATACTAGTGTGAAAAATATAATGAATGTTGATAATGAAACTGAGCTAATTAATAAAGTGAAAAATAGTGTAACCTCAGAGATGGTTAATGATACTGTTACTAATGTTTCTTTGAAAATGAAAGCGGGCAATGAATTAGAAATTGAAAATATTGAAGCAGGGGATGGCGTTGTTATTTCGAATTTAGATCAAGAAAATGTAATTGATACAATGATGTCTGCTGTTGCCGAATCAGGTTTAGGTAATAAAATTTTATCTAAAATGATGAATGTTGATGAAGCCGATATTAAAAATGCTGCTGATACAGCAACAGCTCATGCAGAAGAAACAGTTGGTACATTAGATGCAGCCGGTGATGCTGTAAAAGATGTAGGTGAAGCTGCTTCTGGCGTAATAGATTCTGGTGCTGGTGCAATAAGTGCTAGTCTAACTGCATTGGTTATGCCTTTAATAGTGATTGGTGTCATTGGAGTTGTTGGTTTAGTTGTAGTCAAACCTTTATTATCAAAAGGCATGGATAAATCTAAAGTAGATGCATCAGGTAAAATGACTTTTGGCGCAGGTTTATTTAAAGGCGGTTCTCTCAAAAAATTATTAAAAAAATCATTTATTAAAAAAGTAATAAAACAATTACAAAAATATGCAACGATTGATAATTTAATTATTATTTTAGCGTTAATGGTTGGTTATAAATTCTTGCCAAAAATTATAAACTTTATTAAAAATAAATTAAAAAGAAAAGAAAGTTTTACAGATAATGAAAACGATAAAATTATCAAATTAAAAAATAATGTTGGTCAATATTTAATACAAGGTGAAGAAACCCTTGAATTTGGTGATGAAGATAAATCTTTAAATTTTTTATTAGAAATAATTGAACCTGGTAAAAAAATACAATTGAGTTTTATAGATAATACAGATCAATTAAGAGTTCTTGCTTTAAATAAAAAAAATGGTATAAAAATGGTTCAAGCAAAACCTTCAAGACCTTTAAAAGGACATTTACATTATCAATCTCATGATGAAGGTAACAAATTTCAACTTCACAAAGGATCAAAATGGGTTGGATACAATATAGAAGAAAATAATTTTTTTCAGACTAGAAATCCCAATAATGCATTCCAATTTCATTTTGATATGGTAGGAGATGCTGAACAAGTATAAATTCTAAATTAATATTTAAATATAAATTAATTGTAAAAATAATATTATATATATATATATATTATATAATAATGCCAGCGGTAAATGGAAACATGGATGAAAATTATTTTAGAAGTATTATAAAAAATATCGATTATATTTATGATGATCTTTTTGATCAAAACGATATGGAATTAATTGAACAAAACACATTTTTTGATACAGAAGAAGATGATGAAGCAATTAAATTAACTTCAAAAGGTTTAACGCAAGAAGATGCTCAAAATTTAACTGATACTGTGTGGCAAAGATGGAATGATGAAGTTTTTCATTCTTTTGAAAAAATCTATGCAAAATTAATTTGTTGTCTTGGTAATAGAAGTAGTAATAAAAAAGAAATGGTTTTAGCAATTCCTGTCTATAAAAATGGCCAAATAGAAATAGATGAAAGAACATATAGTATAGAAAATGCACAAGAAACATGTACTTTTAATGGTAGAAATTATTATGATGATAATAGTACATCTAATGGATATGAATTAAATTGCGAAGCTTTAATGAATAAATATTGTTTATTTTTACAAAAATATGATCCGGAAAATCCGTTAATTGATGATTTATGTGGTTGTATTTTAGGTAAAAAATATATTTCTCCAGCTTTATTAGAACCTGCAAATACAGCAGCTTTAGCTATGGTAGAAGGTCAAAGAAATTGTGGAATTGGGCAATGTCTTAAAGGTTATAGAAGACAAAGTGATAGAGCACAATGTGTTAGTGAAATTAATATTTGTTCTAATAACATAGATGTTTCTGATATTCAAGCAAATTCTGCTGAATTTGAGAACATTAAATTAGATAATAACTGTGGTGGTACAAGGGTGGCAGCACCTACAAATAATGTAGATATACCAGAAGAAGAAGAAGAAAAAGAAGAAGAAGAAGAAGAAGAAGAAGAAGAAGAAGAAGAAGAAGAAGAAGAAGAAGAAGAAGATATTCAAACTTCAAATAATGAAGACCCTTCTTATGGACAAGAAGTACAATCATCAGATGCATCAGCAGGAGAAGAAGAAGTACAATCATCAGATGCATCAGCAGGAGAAGAAGAAGTACAATCACAGTATCAACAGCAACCAGTACAAGAATTGGGATTTTTTGAAAAATTTGTTAAATGGATTAATAGTTTATTCGGAATTGAAGGATTTTCACCAAAAAATAATAAATTTGACCAAATGTATAGTGTATTTTCTATTATTGTTATTTATATGTTAATTTTTAAAGATCCATTAAAAATCAAAAAAAAATTACAAAAGATGTTTTAATTTAAGTCCATAATTTAAACTTATTTTTTAAAAATAAATTTAAATCTTTACATTTTTTTATAAAGATCTAATAAATCCATAATCATAAATCTGTATCTCGCACTAATTCTATCTTTTTCACCTTTAAGTCTTTTTAAGACTTCTAATTTTTCTTCAAATATTTTTTTATCATTAATTTTAGTTAAAAATTTACATAAACATTCAATATATTTTTCTGTATCAGAACCTTTAGATTCTAATTTATTAAATAAATAATCAATATAATATCCCAATGTTTCTCGATTTACAATATTAATATGATATAATGATGTAATAAAATTAAATAATCCAATAAATCTTGTTTTATCTTTAACATTTTTACAAAATAAATCATAATTTTTATCAAGCATTGAATTTTCATATTTATCTTCTAATAAATCAATTAAATCTTTGAAAATTTTATCAAATACTGTTTTTGATTCATTACTATGAAAATTTTGATAAACTTCTGCATAGAGATCACAAAATGTTGGTTGAGAAATTGCTTTATTTAATAAATTTTTAACAGTGTAATCTAACAAAACATCTTTTTTCTCTTCCAAAATAGCTTTAATAATCGTTGTTATTGGTTTAATATTATCTTTTGAAAGTTTATTCAAATTACCATTAATTTTTTTCTCCAACTCTTCTTTATTAAATGTTTTTAATTTTTCCAACCGTTCTTTTTTGACATTCATATTAATTTTTGTTCGAATATTAAGTACTTTCAAAGATTTTTCTGGAATAAAAGTTTTTCTTCCACAATATCTTTGATTATAAAAATAATCAATATCATATGATTTGACTTTTTGTTGTTGTTTTTGTTTTGTATTTTTTCTAAGTTTACTCATAATGAATATATAAAATATATATATTATAAATTTTATTAAAAAATTTGGATTATCAAAAATTTTTCAAATATTATCAAGGGGTTTGATATAATTTAGGAACTTATAAATAAAATAATGATAAATTTTATTTTTTTTTAAAATTTAATTGAAAAACTTAATTAAAATATCTATGGATAATAATAAATTACAGAAAAAAAAGAAAGTAACATTTTCAGAATTCAATCGAGTTTATATTATACCGAATAGAGATCAACTAAAATTATTAGAATATGATCCATTAGTATTAAATAAAAAAAAAGGGAGATTTATGATTTCTACATTTGAATATAATTCTGAAAAGACTTAAATTTTTTTTCAATTTTTTTATCTTGTCTCGAAACATAAAAACGTCTTTTTTCTTCCATAGCCAATTCTTGTTTTTTTTTAACTTTTATTTTTAAAGCTTGTTCTGGAGAAATTGAAAAATTTTGATTAGCTCGTTGTCGTTTATAATCATCTATGGATTTATAATTTTTTTCTCTATGATTAGTCATATTTTGTGTATCAAATTCAGTATAAGCTTTTTGAAAATCACAATAATTTGAACCTTGTTTACCTACATTTTGAGAAAAATCTTTTACATATTTTACACCTAATTTTTTATAATTATCAGTAGTTAATTCGATAGGTTCTGGTTCTTCATAAACTTGAATTTCTAATTTTTCTTGTTTTTTATTTTCATTTCTTCTTTGTATTTCATCATAATCTAATCTTTTATTACTTCTTTTTGATTGATAACCTCTATCATCTGCATCAGAAATTTTATGTAATTCAAATAATTTATTAAATTTATTTTTATCTAAATTTTTATCATTTGGATTAATTTTCATTTTACTAAATTCTTTATCTAAAGATTCTGTTTGAAAATTACGAGAATTAGTATATTTATCAAAAGTTCTTTGTTCTTTTTGTAATTGTTTTTGTTGATCTATTTTATATTTATATAAATATGAATAAGCATTTTTAATAATTTCAAAATTTCTAGCATTACCACCGCGATCAGGATGATTTATCAAAACTAATTTTTTAAAATTATCTCTAATTTGTTTTAAATCAGCATCATATGAAATTCCCAAAACTTTATATGGATCTAATTCCATTCTATATATTTTATTATATCTTTTTTATTAATATGTTTTTTTTAAAATTTATTATATAATACCGATTAAAAAATGACATTAAAAACATTTATTAAATATAATGTTATGAAAAAGAAGAAACGAATTGTCACCGAAGATTATTTTTGTAATAAATTAAGAAATAATGAACAATATAAATTAATTTCTAAAATTAAAGAATTGAAAGTTGATGTATCAAAATTAAATTTAAATTGGAATTTCATTAGTTTAAATGATAATTTAACAATTCCATTTATTTCATATTTTAAAGATTATATTAATTTCCATGATTTATCTTTAAATAAAAATTTAACGTCAAAACATTTAAATAAATTTAAAAAAGTTTTAGAATGGGATATATTAAGTGAACATTATAATTTTACATTAGATGACTTACATATTTATAAAAATTATATTAATTGGAAATTTATTTTCTTTTATAAAAATATCCCATCTGAAATTATAAAAGAGGATTTTTATAAAAAAATGTGGTGGTTATTTTTAGATGATCAAATATATAATAAAGATGATCTTGAATATATAAAATATAATAATATGATAATGAATAAAAACATGAATACGATACCAAAACAATTAATAGATCGGTTTGAATATACATTATTAGAATATAAAAGAAATAAAATCGTTTTGAAAAATGTATTAAAAATCCAATTAAATGAGTTATATAAAGAATTTATTAATAATCAAAAAATCGTAGATTTAAAAAGAATTGATTGTAATCATTTCCTAGTTGAACATAAAGATCAAGGAATACAAAATGAAAAAAAATTAAAAATTAAAATCAATTGTGATGAATCAACACAAACAGAAGAAAATATTTTAGAATGTTCATTGCAACCATCACTATTTATATCTAGTGAAAAAGTTGAAAAATTAACACAAACAAATTTTGAAAATGAATGTTTAATTGATATAAAAAATATTCAAGATGATATTATAAATAATATATGTGAAGATATTATTGATGATATAGTTATTGAAATTTAAATAAGTTTATAAAAAGTATATTTAATATATTATTTATAATTAAAATTTAATATAATCATTACAATACTTATTTTTATCTATCTATAGTATTTTAATTAATTTAACTATTAAAATTGAAATAATGAATAATTCAAACAATGATTAAAACATTACATATTGATGATTTAGATCATGAATATATTACTTTTGATATAGATACTCATTATATTAATGGATTAAGAAGAATATTATATTCTAAATCCGTCGGGAGCTGTTTTAATCAAAAAGATATTGCTATTATAGAAAATAATACATTAATGAATAATGAAATTTTAAGGCATCGAATATCTTTAATACCTATTAAATCAATATATGATTTAACATGTGAATTATTTATAAAAAATACAACAGATAAAATTATTGATGTATATTCTGATGATATAAAAATATTAAAAGGAGAAGGTGAAATAAGAAAAAATATTTTAATTATTCAATTAAAACCTATGGAAAAAATTCATATGAAAATGAATTCTTCGAAATATTCTGGTGTAAAATCAACAATATATAGACCATTTTCTGTTTGTCATTTCAAAATTATGAAATTAATTTATTTAAAAAAAAATTTAAAAAAAAAAATCAATTTAAATATGAATATTTATAAAAATGATTTAGATAAATTTGAAACAATAAAAAATTATGAAATTTTTGGTTTTACTAGTAATTTAAGAGATTATACTGATCCATTGGCTAAATTTTTAAATAAAGATGATTATATTATAAAAGAGGCATATTATAATAGTAAACCTGTTTATAGTTTTAATATTGAGTTTTTTTTTAATGAAGAAAACTTTATAAAAAAAAGTTTATCATTATTAATATATGAAATTAAAGATTTTTTAAATAAAAAAATCGAATTAATTCCAAATAAAAATGATAAAAAAACTATTTTAAAAATTGATAAAGGAGATTATGGTATTTTAAATATATTATCTCAAGAAATTAGAAAAAATGATATTATTAAATATTGTGCTTATAATAAAGAACATCCCTTAGATGATTTTATTTTATTAGAATATATTACTTTTAATACTAATAAAGATTATTATAATATTATTCATGATAATGTGAATAATATTGTAAATTATATTAAAAATATTCAATTTATTTAATTTTAGAATATTCATTTATAATATCATTATAATGTTCTTCGATATAATCAATGATTTTATTTTCGATTGCCCATTTAAAAAAATTCATTTGTCCCACTGTCGTTATAATAATTCGTTTTTTATGTTCTAATTCAAATTTATTATTTCTTTTATATGGATCAAAAAATTTCTTATTAAATGATTTTAATTGATTTTTATATTCATCATTTATATAAAAAAAATCATTGTTTGATTTTTTTATTATTATATTATGTTTTTTCGAATAATTTGTTATAAAATATTCAATTATTATTATTTTTATTTTATTTTCTGTTATTAATTTTATAAATTTATCAATATAAGAATTTTTTGACTCAATTAATGATTTATATAACATTATTAATTGATTATTATTATTTTTCTTCTTTTTTTCTATAATAAATAATTTTTTAACTCTGGGCATCGAGTTATATAATATATTTTTTTATATTATTAACTTTAATTTATTTATATAATAATATTTAAATCGTTATAAATATTATTTTATTATTTAATATACAAATGGACCATTTTAATAAACAAATAGATGAAGAAATTGGCGTTTTTATTAATATAAATAAAGATTTAAAAAAAAAAGAAGAAATATTATTTAAAAATATTAAAAATATTATAAAATTACATAAAAAAAAAAATAAATTTTTTCTAGAAAAAAATAATTTTTTTATAAATAATATTAATATTTCTGAAGAATTAAAAATATTTTTAAATATTACAAATAATAATAAATATAGTTTAAATGAAATATATAATTTATTTTTTGATTTTTTAATTAATAATAAAATTTTAATAAACAAAAATATAATTAATTATGATGAAAAAATTGAAAAATTATTTAATTTAAATAAAAAAGATATTTTAACTTTGAATAATTTAAATTTTTATTTACAAAAACATTTTATTTAATTTATTGACATTTACTTCTTTTTGTTACATCACGGAAATTTCTTGCTATATTATAAAAGAAATATATTAATACCCCACCAAATAATTTATTGACTATTGGTATCATTTGAACAATTTTTAATGCTAATCCCACTAATGGTACAAACATTAAGAATGTATAATAACCAAAATAAAATATCATTGGTATAATAGATGCATATAAACCATCCCAAAATAATTGTTGGAATGAATAACCTAATCCTAAACCATCTATTTTTGCTTGTGCAGCATCTCTATCTCCTTTACCTTTTTTTAAATTTTTTGTTATTTTTTCTAATTCTTTTCTTTTTTTATCAACCTTTTCTCCACATTTTGTACTTTGTTCCCAATAAAATATAAAAATTATTAATAAGATTGTTTGGAGATATTCTATTATTCCTGGTGAACTTAAAAATACTGATAATACTCCTGCTCCTCCTTTTTGCATATTTTTTAATCTATCTTTTGTTGTTTGTGGTAAATAACCATATTGTCTTTCATTTATTGTTATTTTTACCCCAGAATCTATTTTATTATTTATTTTTTTATCAAATGCTGCTAAATTTTTTGCAAATGCTGCCTTATTTTTTCTTTCTCTTGTTTTTGCCATTATATATTGAAATGGAAATGGAATGAGTTTAACTAAAAATGGTGCAAATATTAACCATAATGAAGTGTTGGAAAATTTAAACATTTTATCAAAATTTGTAATAATCATCCATAAATCTTTAAAAAATTGTAATAATGAATCTAACATTTTCATTTATATTATAAAAATATATATTTAATTTATATATTATGGACACTATTGTTAAATTTACAATTAGTTTATTTATTTTTTCAATCTTCTTATTATTTTTTAAAATAACTAAAAAAGTAAGCTTAAATTATCAAAATATTAATAATAAAAATATTGATAATAATAATAATAAAAATAATAAAAATAATGATACTGATACTTCTCAAATCAAATGGAAAATTAATAATTAATCATATAAATCTGCTCTATATATCATTTCATTTATAAATTCCCTCGCTTCTCTATTATAATGTTTGATTAAATTAAATATCGCTATTAAATATAAACATATGAAAAATAAAAATACTACTAAATCTAACATTTTTATCATTTTTTATTTATCAATTTTAATTATAATTTAATATATAATGATTCGTTATTGACTATATCTCTCAATATTTTACTATGAATTTCATTTAATTTATTATATAACTCATATTTTTCTAAATTTGTACATAACACTTCCAATGTACAAATTAAATTATCTAATTTTAATATATCTTTAATAAAATTACCACTATAATTATCAAAATATAATTCATGATAATTATATCCTTTACACCATTTATAACAATATTCTATCATATCTAAATTTAACTCCCAATTTGTATTAATAAAAATTTGTAATAATTCTTCTTCTTTTAATAATTTATAATTTAATTCTTCTATCTTTTTAATTTTATTTTTTAATTTATCTTCGATATCTAATACTGATACATCTCCAACTTTCATTTCTTCATTTAAACATGATGTATTTAAAAATAATGCTAATACTCCGCATATTTCTCCATCATCTAAATCATCAAAATAATTATTTACCAATAATTCTGTTAATAAAATTTCATTACATTCATTTATTTGACTTGCAATTATCCCTTTGATTTTTACATTTTCATTTGTAATATCTTTTGTTAATACATCTTCAATATAATTATATTTCTTTAAATATTCCATCACTTTATTTAATGATTGATATATTACATTATTATAATCAATATTTTCAACTGATTCTTTTAAATAATTTAATTCACTATTTATTTCATATTGTTCTAAATAATTTTTATAATCATTTTTAAAATCTTCTTCACTTTCCATTTTTTTAATATATTTTTTTTCTTTTTTCTTTAGTTGATTTTTATTTTGTAAATTATAATATTTTTCATAATCTTCTTTTGATCTTTTTAATTTAGGTAATTTTTTTAAATATTCTTCTCCTTCTTTATATCGTCTTTTGATTCTTTCATTTTCATTATTATTTTGTTTAAACATTAAAGTATTTTGTAAAAAATTATTAAAATCATATTCATTATTTAATAAAATTTTTAAAATAAATTTATAACTTAAATCAAATTTAGATACAATATTATTACTATTTCCACACATTGTTATTTTTAATCCCGTTGGTACTGGTAAATCAAATAAATTTGCCATTAAAATTACTGTACCAATTTTATCCAGACCTCTTCTTCCTGCTCTTCCTGACATTTGTAAATATTCACTTGTATTTAAATAACGAAATTCACTATTTGTATATTTTTGTAAACTTGTAAATATTACTGTTTTTGTTGGCATATTAACTCCAATCGCAAAAGTTTCTGTAGCAAATAAAACTTTAATTAATCCTTTTGAATATAAAATCTCAATAATTTCTTTATATACTGGTCGTAATCCCGAATGATGAATTGCAACTCCTTTAAACAATAAACTTTGAATTTCAAGAAATTCTTCTGATTCTAAATACATTTTTGGATAATCTAATTTATGAATATTCCAATTAATAATCTTTTGAATTTCATTCATTTGTTGTGGTGTTATTAATGATTGTTCAATACATTTTGCTAATTTTAAACATTTTTTTCTTGAAAATACAAAAAATAAACACGGTAGTAATTTTTTCTTTTTCAATAAAGATACTAATCTTTGTATTACTATTACATTATTATTATATGAATTGTGATATTGATAATCTTGTTTTTTTAATTGTTTAATTATCTGATAATTAAATTCATTAAAGTTACCTACATTGTCTAAAATATGAATTAATTTATTCGTATTTTTACTATGTAATTTACAAAATTCTTGATCTTTTACTCTTTTTGGATATCTTGATGTATAATAAATATAATGATTTAATGGAATGATTCTTTCTTTTTTTGGAATTAAATGACAAGGTTTTTCTTTAACTTTTTGTAACCATAGTGCAATTTCTGATGCATTATTCATTGTTGCTGATAATAATACTAAATTAATAGATTTTGGTAGTAATACGAAACATTCTTCCCAAACCTTACCGCGATCTGCATCATTTAAATAATGTGCTTCATCAAAAACAACACATCCTACATCTTTTGTTAAATCAATATTTAAATCTAATTTATAATCGATTTTTGAATCATCATATTGTTTTTTATATAGTAAATTTCTTAAAATTTCAGTCGTCATAATAATAACATCAGCATCGGGGGAAAATTTTATGTCGCCCGTTAATATACCAAACGAGATGTCTTTGAACTTCTTTTTAAATTCATAAAATTTTTGATTTGATAATGATTTAATTGGAGATGTATAAATTGTTTTTTTGCCTTTTTTCCAAGCATTAATCATTGCGTATTCTGCACAAATTGTCTTGCCACAACCAGTACTCGCTGTTACTAATACATTATCACCATTCATTGTTTTTTCGATACTATGTTTTTGAAAATCATCTAACTCAAATGGGTACATTTTAAATTCATTTAACAAAACTTCATCATTTGTTTTAAATTCTTGGTCTAAAAGACTTAAAGTATTCATATTGTTATTAGTCATATTTATTATATTATTAGTAAATCTTATAATAAATAGTTTATCAATTTTATTTTTAATTATTATTGAAATCTGGAGAATATTGATCTTCCCAATCACTATCAGGTGAATAAATCTCATCTGGGGATTGTAGTTTTCTTCGTCTTTCTGCTCTTTGTCGAATTATTTTTTCCATTTTACTTAATTTTTTTTTTGGTTTTTTAGCTTTTTTTGAATTTTTATAACAACAATCATTATTCGTGGTTGTTTTACCTTTATGGATATGTTGTAAACTAATATCATTTGGACAATTATTATTTTTTGGTTTTCTTTTTTTTGGACATAAACCTTTTCTTGTAGGTCTTACTCTATTTTTATTCCCCTGTTGTCTTTTTTTATGATATTTTTTATCTTTTTTACATTGTTTAATATTTTGTTCAAAATATGATTCTGGATTCATTAAAACTTTACATAAATCTGCTTTTTTTAAATATGTTTTATTACCATAATTATATTTCCCACTTGCATTTTGATAAGTACCAAAAGGAGATAATGCTTTATATGCCTTTGTTTCTTTAAGGGAAGGTTTACCAGATTTATTTTTTTTAACTAATGTATATTTAGACATACATTCTTCAAGAGTTTTTTCTGGTAATCTAGGATAATCCTTTTTATTAGTTTTTTTTGCTTTTTTATTATTTTTATTAATATCGCACATATTTATATATAATTATTTAAGATATTTTTTTTTAAATATCTTCTATGACTTCTTTTTTTTCCATTGTAAGTTGTTCATAATGATCAATAAAATTATTTGGATAAAATTTTTTCAAATCATTAATACTTATATTATGTCTAATTGAAATATCTTTTAAAATATCAATAAACATTTTATCTACAGTTTTTTCAAAATTTTTAAAATTTTTTTTCAAATTGTTTTTAGTCATGTTTTTATTTATTTTTTATTTAAATTTTATTTAAAAATAATTAACCAAATTATATATATACATATATTGTATGAATAAAATTTGCCCAATATGTTTAGGTAATATATCTAAAAAAAGTAAAGTTATATTACAATGTAATCATTGTTTACATTTAAAATGTTATATAGAATGTTTAAAATATAACGTAATAGAATGCCCATTATGTAAAACATCAATTAATGAAAATAAAAGATATTTTAAATTTTTAAATAAAAAATTTAATCATGTAGTAGAAAATTTAAAAAATACTTTTTCTTTAGAAAAATTATTTAAAACTTTAGATTTAGATCTATCATGAATTATTTTTTATAAGATATTTTTATATTTATTTTTAATATTTTTTTTATTAAATATAAAATTAAAATACTTGATGAAATTACGAAAATTATTTTTATTTTTGGATTAATATAAAAACTTGGTTTGTTTTGACTTAAATAAAATTGTTTAACTTTATTTTCATTTAACATTTTTTTATTAGTAATTTTATTGACTTCATTATGAATTTTAATAATCCAACTAAATAAAGTATTACTATTTTTTAAATAATGATCAATTGGTATTTTTTGAATATGATTTTTATAATTTATTGAACAAGTGTCACAAGGTAAAATATTTTGAATTGAATAAAAAAAATCTCTATAATTTTGTTTTGTTTGTTTATCGGGTTGATTTGGATAAGATAAAGCTACATGTTGTAAAAAAACCCATCCATGATTACCCCATAGTTCAGGATTAAAACTAATTTTATTCATTATAAATTAATTATATAATTAAAAAATAAAAAAATCTTCAATTAATATAATAATATTATATTTTTTTAAAAATTAGATAATCCATTAAAATAAGGATCCATACCCATTAATTCTTCTGTTGGTTGGTCAATTCTTTCAGATATTTGATTCGGGTTTTCTTGTTGATTTAAATTTATTCGATTGACTCTATTTTGTTGTAAATTTTCTAAATTACGACTTTCATCTAATTGATGAGTCATTGGTTGTTGAAGTTGTATTTGTCTAGATTGTTGCTGAGGCATAATTGGTTGTTGATTTGGATTTTGTTGTCCATATTGTTGTTGTGGTTGTTTATTAGGCATTTGTGGATTAACATTTCTCATAAAAAATTGCCCATCAGGTAAATTCATTTGATTTCTTAATTTTTGCATCATTTGTTGTTCTTTCTTTTTTTGATTAATTAAAACTCGTTCTTTATATTTAGTATATAATAAATATAATACTAAAGGAGCCATTGCTAATAACCAAGAATAACTTACTAAATTATTTTTATGTAAAATTTTTAAACAAATAATATGTATTAAATGTAAAATTAATAAAATCAAAATAAAAAATATATGCGGTTTATTAATCTCATCATCAGTTATAAAGTAATATGATAAAGAATAATATAAATAAACAAAAAGAATAATACTGGAAAATCTTTGAAATATATTACTTTCAAATTCTTCGAAAATATCAAAATTGAGATTCATATTTAGAAATTATATAATTACTAAATATATTTTATTTATTTTATTTAATCAAAACTATCTAAATGGTTTCCGGTGAGAAGAGGATACGCGTTCTGATCGTCTCCTCCAAGAGGTCCAGTCGCCGCTTGACATCGTCGCTGAACTTGTTGTTGGCCTCGACCTCGACCAGAATGCACCCTATATCCCCCTTTGTCCGCAACACCTGTCCCGATACATTGAACTCCCCGAGCACTCCGTTGATCTTCTGGAGCACTCCGGGTACATTACGGTGGATATTGAGGATGCGGTGTACCTTGGCATCGGGACTAATATTTACTTCAGGCAGGTTAACACATGCCGTGGTGATCCCCTCGTTGATATATCGCACGATCTTCCCCGCCACATCCACTCCAATGGCCAACTGTGCCTCTTGGGTGCTGCCCCCAATGTGTGGGCTCAAAATGGTGTTGGGGCAGTTCACTAATGCCATGGTCGCGTCCGTCGGCTCCGAGGGATAGACATCAAAGTATGCTCCTGCTAGATGGCCTGCCTTGAGCGCAGCAGCAACATCCTCAATCACCACACATTTCCCTCTGGCGGCATTCATGAGATACGATCCCTTCTTCATCGTATATATCTCCTTTTTGGTGATCATGTTATGCGTCGACTTGGTGAAGGGCACATGCAACGTCACAAAGTCTGCAGTCTTCAACAGAGTATCCAGCGAGTTGACCGCAACGGCATTGCCCAGCGGCAGTTTAGGAATGTGATCGTAGAATATTACCTTTAATCCCATCGACTCGGCCAGCACCGATGTCTGCGAGCCTACGTGTCCATAGCCGACAATGCCCAGCGTTTTCCCCCTGACCTCGAAGCACTGCGTCGCTGTCTTCCTCCACAGTCCTTGGTGCATCAACATGTTTTGGTCACCTAACTTACGCGCTAATGCGATGATGTTAGAGATAATCAGCTCTGCCACACTCCGCGTGTTGGCAAACGGGGAATTGAATACAGGTATTCCTGCGTGCGCAGCCACATTTAACTCGGTCTGGTCAGTGCCAATGCAAAAGCACCCGATACATAATAGCTTGGACCCATAGTTTTGGAGCAGGTTCGCTGTCAATTTAGTCTTGGAACGCACGCCGATCACGTGGACAGAGGGCAAGATTTTGGACAGCTCGTCCTCCGTCATCTTGTCCGCTGTCTGCACAGAAAAGCCATTCTCCACAAAGTAGTCAACTGCGCGCTGAGATATCTTCTCCATCAACAGAATCTTGATATCCTTGCGAAACATACATATATATATATATATATATTATTAATGTATTCTTAAATAAATTAATAAAATATTATCTTAAATTAAAAAAACTTCTTCTTCGTGAATTTCTCTATAGTAATATTTATGAATCCAGTATAATAATATATCATATATCATATATATTTTTATTATTACATTTTTGGACGAAATGGTCCATAAACTTTTAGTTCATGATCTTTAATTGCTTGTTTTTTAGCTAAAATTTTTTTATTTTGTCTATCAATCATTAGTTTTTTCTTTTGTGAATTTGACATATGTTTTCTTGATTTTAAATTATTATTAAAATCTTTTGCTGGTAATTTTTGAAGTTCTTTTTTGAATTTTCGAAGTACTTTAATATCTGCTTTTAATTTATCTGCTTTTTTATTATATCGTTTTTGTAATGCTTTTCCGAATTCTTGATTTTCTTTTGAATGAATATTAAATTTAGCACCACCACATTGTCCTGGTTTTTTACAATGACATTTACCTTTGCATCCACATCCACCACCTTTTTGTTTTCTTTGACATTTTTTTGCACATTGTTTTTTAAGATCATCACAAGATTTTTTAGCTTTTTTATAATTACCCCCTTTTATTTCTTTATATATGGCTTTTGATTTATTTTGAATTGCTTTATAACTATTAGCTGGTAAATATAATGTATATTTGACTAATTTTTTGGCATCACCAATAAAATCTGGTAAACCGCCATGCATTTTATGTTGTACTTCTTCTTTTAAAATATCCTTTGTCATTTGTTTTATTGGTTCTTTAAGTTTATTACTAATTTGTGCTGCTTGTTTTTTAATCATATTTAAGGCTAAACTAAATTTCCCTCCTCCATCCATTACTGCTCTTTTATTATCTGAAGTTCTTGCTTCAATATATTCTTTATCAGCCTCTTCAATTTTTGGCATAGATTTTGCATCTTGAATATTTTTATGAAATGAAACAAAATCAATTTCTGGTAAATCTGCATGATATTGTTCTCTGACAAATAAAGTATTTAATGAAGTCATTAATTCTTTTTTTTTATTAAATAGTTGACCAAAAAAACCTTGTTTTTTTTTTTCTCTTTGATTAAATGGTTTTATTTTTTTTCTTGGATTTCTTGATTCAACTTCTTTTTCATCTAAATTCATACGATATACTTCATCTAACTTTAAAACATATATATTAGAAGATGGATTTTCTGGCATTTTTCGAACTATTGTTATGCCATCATCATCAACTCTAATAATTACGATATAACCAGATAATGGTTTTTCTGATTTTTTTTTTTTAATCGGTGGTGGCGAAATTACTTCTTTGGGTTCATTATTAATGGGTTTATTCATCATTGAAGGATTATCCATTACTTTATATAAATTATAAATATTTTATTTTTAAAAAATAGAAATAAAAAAAAATAATTGAATTTTTAAATTATAATCAGAAAATAAAGATTTTTGTAATTTATATAAATTAATTAATATATTACAAAAATCCTTTTCTATATAAATTTTTTTTTTAATTAATTCTTTTGTAACTTTTTCTATTAAATTTATTAAATTTATTTTTTTATTTTCAATAATTAATATTAAATTATTATATTTATTCATAATATGATCATTCATTAATAATATATTTAAAATCAAATCAATATTGTCATCATTTATAAATTTAAAATTATCAATTAAAGTTAATTCTAAATTTTTTAAACATTTTCTAAAATCATTATTTGATTTTTTTATTAATAATTTTTTTTGATTTTTTGTTATTTGAATATTTTCTCTATCTAAAATAAAATTAATTTTTTTTTCTAAATAATAATTTGATATTAATTTAAATCGAAATAAAATACATTTATTTATAATTTTCAAATGAATTTTATTAATATAATTACAAATAATTATAAAATTAATATTATTTTTTAAATTAAAAGATTTTTCCATTAATAAAAATAAATAATGTTGTGCATCAACCGTTATATTATCAGCTTCATCTAAAATAATTATTTTATCTAAATTATTATTATTACAAATAAAATCATTTATTTCATTTTTAAATATTTTTATACCTCTAAAATTAGAAGCATTTATTTCAAAAATATGATTATTATAATTTTTTCCATATAATTCTTTTCCATATAGAAAACTCGTAGATGTTTTACCACAACCTGGTAAACCATAAAAAATATAATTATTATAATATTTTGTTTCTATTGTTTTTTTTAAAAAATCTATAATATAATTTTGTCCAATAATTTCGTCTAATTTTTTAGGCTTGTATTTCTTTAAAACATTCATATATAAAAAGATATAAATTATTATATTTTTTTAATATTAATTAATTTTTCATTTAAATACCAGTTGCTTTTACAACAATTGTATTTGCTACAAAACCATTTGCTGTAAATAAAGCATTTCGAATTGTATCAGCATTTAATGGATTTTTCCCAGATTGTAAATATCCACTTACCATTAACATAATAAATGGTTTAACAACATCAACAATAACATCTTTGACATCTTGATCCATTTTTACTTTATTTAATTTTTCTGCTACAAAAACATTATAACATCCAAAACCAATTACAACAAATAATATTTTTAACATATATTGTTGATCGATTTTTGATCTTGATAATAAAGCTTTTGATAAAAACATAATAGTCGGTCCAACAATATCACCAGCTACTTTTTTACCGATTTTTTCATCGATTTTATTTATTTCTTTTTGTAATTTTTGTGTTGCATAATCAGAAATGATAAATGCACATATAGTATAAATTAAATCTACTTGTAATTTAGTATCATTAATATTTTTACCAGCTAAAAATGAACTTAATAATACAACAATTGAAAATTTTAAAGCAATTTTTAATTGATTTGGAAACATTGTTTTATAAATTATATAAAGAAAATAAAATTTATTATTATATATAATTATCATAAATGTTTACTAGATATTTTCCCCATTATTTTAATAAATATAATATAACAAATGCATTAGATTGGAAACATCTAACTTATTTAGTTGATAAAAATGATTTTAAAAATTATAATGATATTAAAAATATTAAATTAGATAAAACTTCTATATATAGTTTAACTCCTTATCACCTTTCTTATCAAATTATTGATATTTTGAAAAAATATTTAAAAGATTTGAAATTTTTTACTATTACTGATGCTTGTGCATGTATCGGTGGTGATTCTATTAGTTTTATAAAAAATTTCAAATATGTTAATGCAATTGAATTAGATAAAACGCGATATTTTTTTTTATCTCATAATCTTCAACTATATAGAAATTATAAAAATTATTCAATATATAATAATGATTGTTTAAAAGTTATCAAAAAAATAACACAAGATATTATATATTTTGATTTACCTTGGGATGGCCGTGATTATAAAAAAAAAAAATCTATTAATTTATATTTAAATAATATTGATTCGTCGGAAATTTGTAATAATGCTATCAAATATTGTAAAATAATCTGTTTTAAAATCCCTAATAATTTTAATATAAAAGATTTTAAAAAGAATACAAATTTCAAAATTTTGAATATTTATGATTTAAAAAAATTTAAAATTTTAATAATGTTTAATAAAATTGATTAATATATTCAAATAAAAATAAATGATTAAATATTCATTTTTATTATTGTTATTTGTATTTTATACATTTTATTATATATATATAATAATGTTCACACCAATATATAAAATTTTTTTCTTAGATATAGATGATACTTTATTAATAGCAAATAATATATTTATTTATTTTAAAAAGAATCTTTCTGAAAATAAAATTTTAAAACTAACTCCTAATGAATATAAAAAATATGCGTTGGAGTATCCAAAAGAACATTTTGATTTCAGTGATTTTGATAATCCTAATATTATTAAGGATTCTATTATAAAATCTAAACCAATATTATATAATTTAGAAATAGTAAAAAAACATATTAGAGATGGTTGGGATTTAGGTATTTTAACAGCAAGAGGCGAAGAAGAAACAATAAAAAAAATTCTTCCAATATGGTTAAAAAAACATTTAAAAATAGATTTTAATCTTGATCAAGATGATATTTATGCAGTGGGAGATCGAATTAAGAAATATTCTGGAGAAAATGATTCTGATAGAAAATTAAGAATTTTAATTAAATATTTCAAATTTTCTAAATATAATAAAATTAAATTAATTGATGATAATAAAAGTACCATAGATTTAATTAAATTAAATAAACATTATAAATTTGAATATATACATTGTTAAATTAAATAAATATTATATAATATTATTATATACTATTTGTAATGAATATTTTTAGAACATTAGAAGAAGAAAATTTAATTAAAAAAGATTTAGAATTACAAAAAAAATCAAGAAAATTAAATGAATTAAGTAAATTCATTGAAGAAAAAATCATTGAATTTAATTTAAATATTGGAAAAACTAATTTAAAAGAAGTAACAAAACACGCTAAATTAATTGAAATAAAATATCAATGTTTAACTGGTTTAATTCGAGATATTGAATTAAAAATGGATAAATCAAAAGAAATTGAAAAAAATTTAATTAATAAAGTTAATGATAAAATTAAATATATCGAAGAATTACAAATTAAATTAAATTCTTCTATTATTTATAGAAATAATATTTTAAAAAAAAAAGAAAATATATTAATAAAAAAAGAAAAAGATTTAGAAAAACGAGAACAAGAATTAGTAGAAAAACAAAAATTTTTATTTAATTACAATTAATTCAATATTGATTTTCATTATACCATTTATATGCCATTTGAATATGAATTTGTTGTTTTTCTTTCAATAATGCCTTTAATTCATCTTTACTTTTATCTTTATAAATTATTGCTGTTTTTAATTTTTCTTTTTGTAATATTAAATTTCTTTTTTCAATACTTATTATTATTCTTATTAAATTTTGATAATTTTCTCTTTCTTTTTTTGAGAAAAAACTTTTTATTATTTTTTTTGGATTTTGCCATAAAAAAATAATAATATTTTTTAATTCTTTTATTAATCCTACTTGGTTTGGTTTTAATTGATGACATATAATATATTTTTCATTATTCATTTCTCTTGATGTTTTTGGTTTAAATATATTTACTTTTTTATATAATTTATTTATAATAATCATAAAATCAATCATATTTTGACTACATAATTCATATACTTTTAAAATAAAAATCCCATCATTTTTTAATAATTTTAATGAAATATATAATTCACATAAAAATAATTGTAAATGATATTGACTTTTAAAATTTTCTTTATAATCAGTTAATAACATCCCCCCGTCAGCTGTTATTAAATCTAATTTATTTTTATGTGAATTTATATAATATTCTATTATTTCTGGATTATATAAATTTCCATCGTGTTTTTTTTTAGGATCTCCATATATTATTTTATATTTATCATTTTTAAAACCCCATTTGATATTTTTTTTATTTTCATATAATGATATGGCTGTAATATTATCATTATAATATCTACTTCTATAATGTATTAATGCTTGTACAAATCCACCTGGTGCTTCAGCTAAACATCCTATATTTAATTGATGTTTTTTATATAATTCAAATGTTTTATCATATTTTTTTAATATTTCCCATAATTTATAATATGCTCGACTAATAATATTATATCTTTTTAATTCTTTTATATTATGTATTCTATTATTACCAATCATTTCATAATCAGTAGAAATACTTCTAATTATTTTCCATTTATCAAATATTACATTGTCAATTCCTAATTTTAATTTAATTATTTCAAAATATAATTCTTTATTAATTATAATATTTTGAATTAATTTTGATTTGATTTTTTTATCTTCTATATTGAAAAATTCGAGATCCATATTTATTTAAAATAATAAATTTTAATTTAAAAAATTGACATCTAAATCATCTAATTCTGCAATTGCTTCTTCTAATTCGGCATCTTCATCTTCTTTTCGATATGATCCCCTTTCTTCTGTCTTTGATACTAAATCTTCTTCTATTTCTCGAATTTCTTTCATTGATTCTTTTTCTTCTAAAACTCCAATTGTTTCTTTTATTTCGACTGATTGAGGATTTATAAAATTCGCAATATTGGAAGAAAAATGATTTAATATAATTTTAATATTTTCATTTTCTTCTTTATATTTAATCATTTTATTATTTATTTCTATAATTTTATTTTCCTTATTTTTTATTATATTTTTGAATTCTTCATTTTTTTTATTTATTTCATTATTTTTTAAATTAATTTCATAAAATTTTTTTTTATTTTCATAACTCAATCCTTCATTTTTTAATTTATTTAATACCTTTTTTAATTCTAAATTTTCTCTTTGTAATAATTCAAAATTATTTTTCTCATTTTTGACATGTTTTACTAATATTAAATTATCTGTTTGTATTTTATTAAATTTTTCATATAATTTTTTACTATTACGATTTAATTCTACAAAATTTTTATATTTATATAAATCTTTAATTTTTTTATTTAAGTTATCTATCATTCCTGTTAATTTTATATCTTTATTCATGAATTTTTATTATATTAATTAATATAATAAGGTTTTTAATTTAATTTAATACTAAAAAATTATATTATGTTTATATATATTTATATTTTCATGAATTTGAATTTAATTAGATATTATTCTGATTTTCATTCTTATTATTATAGTAATAAGAATAGAATATATAAAATATTAAGTAAATTAAAAAGAGAAACTGGCGAAATTTTTTTAGATACTCCAAAATCTAATTCAAATATTGATAGTAATAATAATTATACTGATTTTTATTTTTTTTATATTCAAAATTTTAATACTATTAAAAAAAGATCTAATTTTACTTTTTATAATAATACAATTATACTACCAAGAAATTTAGATTTATTGACTGGTTTAAATTTCTCAAATTATGATATCGGCACTGAATTTAAAATTTTTTTAGAAATTGGTAATACTAAAAAAAAAATTTCTAGAGTCATTTTAACAAAAGAAAATAAAAATAATACTTTCTTACCTGTTAATAATTTAGACTTCTTCCCTTATTTTTTAGTTAATGAAAATATTAAATTATCTATTATTTCTAATAAAAAATTAAATAAAAATATCAATCTTATTTATTTAAAAATTCATAGTGATATTAGTAATAAATTTAAACAATATGGTAGTTTTTTAATTAATATACAAAATAATTCTTTTATTAATATTCAAGATTATAATGCTGAAATAAAATTTGTTAGAAAAAAAAATCTAACTTCTAATCAATTTGTTTTTTATTATAATATAGAAAAATATTATGCTTTGAAAATATATAAATTTTTAAAAAAATGTATTTTATCTAATTTTTTAAAAGAATTTATATATGATGAATATAATATTTATAAAGATATTACTAATATAATTTTAAAATATTGTTAAAATATATATATATAATAATTAACTATGAGTGGTATTGAAATAGCCGTCATTATGACTTTTGTTACTGCTGCAGGTATGGCCGCTGCATATAGAACTATCGCCGTAGCTTCAGTTTTTACTTTAAATGATTTACGAGGCAAATTAAAAAGAAAAGGATATAGAAAAAGAATGAAAAAAGGTATGAAAGAATGTAATTATAAATTGTTTAAAGAAGCAATTTATGATATAAAAAATTATGATATGAAATTCGAAAAAAGTTATTATAATGATATGAAAAAAAAATATAATTTTCATGATGAACACGTTGATTCAAGAAAAGAATTTTATGATAGATTTAATTTTGATAATAAATATAGAAATACATTAGAAGATATTTTAGATTATATTGATGAACAATATGATGGTTTAATTATACCAACTGATTAATTTTTCTTTTATTTTTTTATATATTTTATGATAAGATTTTTGTTTTTTAATATAATTATCATGTAAATGAAATTTTAACTCATTATTATGAACTTTTCTAATACTTTTTATTTCTAAACAACTATAATAATCAAATTCTAAAAATCTTTTTAATTTAAATTTTTTATTTGTTAAAAAATAATCTTTATTATAATTTCCATAATCATCACGTATAGTTGTTCGAAATTTATAATAACTTAATATTTTTTTTTCATCTTTTCCTTTATAATATTTTATAAAATATAAAAAATCTGATAATTTTAATTTATTATATATCCTCAATACCTTTTCATTCTTATGATTATATTGATTGGAATTCCATAAATATGTTTGTGCAAATAACATTGAAAACATTTTATCATAAGTATCTGAACATTCATTATAATTATCCAAATCTTTTTTATAATTTGAAATTATATTTCCACAATCTTTTCCAAATTTATCGCAAATAATTTGATTCATATTCATTTAATATAAACTTATATTAAATTTTAAAATATTTTTTATTTTTTTTACATTTATTTTAAATTTTTCTAATTTTTTATTTGATTTTGAATAACTAAATAATGGTATTTCTATATTTATTTTATTTATACTTTCTCTTGTTTCTGTTACATTTGATAGATAACTTGCTGGTCCTGGCACATTATAATGTTGTAAACCTATATTATCAAAATAACGCATTTTACGCAAATGCCAATGTCCATATATTACTCCTAAACAATTTTCTTTATATTTTTCATATATTATACCAAATTCTTTTAAATATCTTCTTGGTTTATCATGTCTATCAATTAATTCATCAAAGGTTTTATTAACTTTTGGCATAAAATGAGTTACAAATAACCATTTTTTATTTGGATTTAATTTTAAATCTTTTTCTAAAAATTCTAAGGATCCAGTTGGATCTCCACTTAATAATCTTTCATTACTTGGCCAAACATTAATAAAAATTATATGTAAATCTCCCATATCTAATGCATAATTACCATATTTATCTTTATTTGTTATAAATCGTCTTTTATTATTTCTTCTTAATTGCATATTTACTAATGGATTACCTTCAAATAATAAAAGATTTTTAGCAACTGCTAACCATTCTTCTTTTTCATGTAAAAAATCTGAATCATAATCATGATTTCCTAATACTTCAAATGATGGTATATTTAATAGTCCATTATCTTCTGGATTATTATTAAAAGCATATTCATAAGCTCCTACATCATTTTTTCCTGTAATACTTCCTATATTATTACCTAATTGAGTACAATCTCCTACATTTATAACACCTTGAATATCTTCTTTTATTATTTTTAAAAATAAATTTTTTTGTGATTTATTTAAACTTGTCATATTCATATTACTTGTATCATTATTTTTTATATTTTCCACAAATTGATTAATGGAATTTATATATAATTCTGTTGCATATATACGATTATGCCATTTTAACCCATCTTTATCTGTAGTTTGATGAACATGATGTAAATTTTGTATATCTCCTAGAGCAAAAAAATTAATATATTCTTTTTCTTTTAAATTTACTATCTTTGGATTACAATAAAAACATAAACCCAAAGGACAATGTGATGGTAATAATACAAATAAACCAAAAGATAATAATAAAAAACAAAATAAATAAGTTATATTAGTTTCAATATTATTTATCATAAGATTTAATAATAATGCTGTTATTGATATGATGGGTAATTTTAAATAATTAATTGAACCATAGAAAAATAATATTTGTTGTCTATATGTATCATTAAATGATTTTGTGTTTTTTGGTAAAAAAAATATTATAAATAATATTTCTAATAATAATATTATATTTGAGATAATTAATTTTTTATTCATTTCAATTATATTATTTATAAATTTTATTTTTTTATTATTAAAATTGAAAAATTTATTTTAAATAAAATAAAATGAGTAATTCAACTGCTTTTTGTTATGTTATGCTTATGTGTCAACAAGAAACACCCTTAAAAACTAATGTTTATCATTTTAATTGGAGAGAATGTTTTTTGTGGAGAAAAATGACTATGCAAAATAGTTTTTTTGGATCTGGTCGATTTGGTAGTAATTAATTCACCTTTTTAACATACATTTTTAAATCAATTAAATTATTTTGATTAATTTAATAAAAATTATTACCGTTTAAATTAATAATTATATTTGTTTAGTATATAAAAAACAAAAATGGGAGGCGGTCTTATGCAACTCGTAGCTTATGGAGCTCAAGATATCTATCTTACAGGAAACCCACAAATCACTTTTTTCAAAGTTGTCTATCGTAGACACACAAACTTCTCAATGGAATCTATTGAACAAACTTTCAATGGTACCGCTGATTTCGGAAAAAAAGTTTCAGTAACTGTTTCACGAAACGGTGACTTAATCACCAAATGTTACTTAAACTGCGACTTACCAGCACAAGATACAACTGATGCTTATATCTCAGAAGTAGGTCACTACGTAATGAAATCATGTGAAGTAGAAATTGGAGGTCAAAGAATCGACAAACACTACGGTGCATGGTTAGCAATCTGGTCTTCATTATCTTGCCCAGAAGGAAAACGAGTTAAATATCAATCTAAAATGGTTGAAGGTGGAAATACAGGTTACGCCGCACGATCATGTGTTATTCCTTTACAATTTTGGTTTTGCCGTCATACTGGTCTTGCATTACCATTAATTGCTTTACAATATCACGAAGTTAAATTCGCAATTGAATTTGAATCAGTAGCAAACTTATGCATTGCTGCAGCTGTTTCACCATCAGGTAATATGTCTTCAGCATCAATGTATGTAGATTATGTATACTTAGATACCGAAGAACGCCGAAGATTCGCACAAATCAGCCACGAATATTTAATTGAACAATTACAATTCACTGGTGATGAAACTCTTACCGGATCAAACCGAGTAAAATTGAACTTCAACCACCCAGTAAAAGAATTAGTCTGGGTATGTCAAGATGATGCTTTAGATATGAGCAATTTCGCAGATTCTGGAGGCATTAATCCATGTGTTACAGCAAAATTACAATTAAACGGTCATGATCGTTTCAGCCAAAGAAATGGTACATACTTCAATGTTGTACAACCTTATCAACATCACTCAAACGTCCCAGCAACAGGAATCAACTGTTATTCTTTCGCATTAAAACCAGAAGAACAACAACCATCTGGTTCAGCCAACATGTCCCGAATTGATAATGCAACTTTACAACTCAACGTAACTTCAGACATGTCAAGTGGAACAAACCCAGTCGTAAAAGTATTCGCAACCAACTATAACGTGTTACGTATTATGTCAGGAATGGGAGGATTAGCTTATAGTAATTAAATTAATAATTATTATATTTTACTAATTTCATACATCTAAAAATAATAAAAATTTAAAATAACTAAAAATTTTAGTTATTTTAATTAATAAGTTAATGCTATTTTTTTTAAATTTAATAATTTTTGATTATATGATAAATATTTAATAAAATCATTTATTTTCTTAACTTTTTTATAATCATTTAAATTTTGTAAATAAATTTTTAAATAATTAATATAGCCTGTACATCCTTTACGATCAAATGGTTCTCCATCTAATAATAAATTTGCTAAAAATACATCGTGTAATTTTAAATTTTTATATAAATAAATATATATAATTTCACTGATTTTATTTACATTATTATATTCTTTTTCTAAATTATTTAAATTTTTAACAATTAATTGTATTTGACATAAAATTTCATAATTTGTATAACTAATATTGTCTAAAGATAACATTTTTATAATTAAATAAAAATATCAATTTTAATTTTAATTTTTTTTCATCATATAATAAGTTTCATATAAGGTACAATAATCTGGATAATCTCTAATATATTTATTTCTTTCGAAAATTCTATCAAAATTAATATATTCCTTATGTTCTTTAATAAAATCGATAGTCATGTGTTGATAACTAGAAATAATATCCCAATTGATAATATTCCTATTATCATGAATCCATTTTTGTGGCAAAGAAGCATGTTTATAGATAAAAGATAATTCTTTTTTAGTCATTGATAAAAAAAAAATCATATCAACAATACCTTTTTCGTTTTGATGAAAACAATTGCATAATTTTTGAATTTTAGAATATAGTTTGGTATTTCTAAAAGGTGTTGTGTTAATAGTTTTGATTTCCATGATACTTTTATTTAATAATATTGAAATAATTTTAATAATAATTTTAATAATAATATCAAATCAATTTTAATAAAAAAATTTTAATAGTAAGTTGTATATTTTCCTTGTAATTCTCTTATCATATTTTTTTTATTACAAAATATACAAATGTGATGAAAATCTAATTTATGAAAATCACAATATAGATTATCACATGTAATACAAATTCGAGAACATTCAAAACAATAATATTTTCTTGTATCCATTTGACATAATTGACATTCATAAAAATTATATTTAGTATAGAAATCATAAAAATCACAATTATCACATTTTTTATATTTTATATCTAAAGGAATAAATTCAAAAATTAAATTTTTAATATCTGTCGGAACAAATAAATTATTTTTTTCTTCATAAAACTTTAAAGAATTATATATATTTGAATGAGTCATTCATATATATAATTATATATTTAATTTTTTAAAACATATATAGTGTTTTTTTATAAACAAAACGACAAAAATCTTCAAACTTTAATGAAGTTTCAATTTTTTTTGTCAAAATAAGATATAATTGTTGTAAATCATGTTTATTTTCTTCGACGAAATCTTCATATAATTGTTTAGCCATGATTATTTAAGATAAATTTAAAAAAATTAATTAAATCAATTTTAATAATAATTATTATATAAAATGTTATATATTTATAAAAAAATATTATTTTATTTAAATTTAAATAAACTAGAAAACAATAATATTTTATATGATTTCAGATATATAATATTAAGTTATGTATATTCAAATTTTAAATTTATTAAATTTAATAATACAGATTATGAAATTTTTTTTGAAAATGAGAAAATGAGAAAAAATTTATTTTTTCAAAATTTATTTAAAAAAAAAAAATTATATATAAAAATTGATAAAAATATAAATGAAAAAAATTTTTATTTTTTACAATCTTATTTTTATAATAATTATTTTGAAGATATGGAAAATTTCATTTCATATTGTTCAGATATGAATTTAATAGAATTTAGAAAATTCACCGAAATATTGACATATTATAAAATAATATTGTGTCCAGAATTCAATGATTTTTTATTTTTTTTTAGTGTTTATGAATATAGTTGATATTAAAATATAGAATTTAGAATATTATTATATAGTTTATTTTAATAATTAAGATTTTTGTTTACGAGGGGCAGTTTTTCTAATAGCTGGTGTTTCAGTAACTTTTCTATATTTATTGTTATACAAAAAATCATTTACTTCATCAAAATTTAAATTATTTTGATCACAATATATTTTTAATCTATTTTGAACATATGATTTTGTCAATCCTTCTTTAGTTTTTTTAACATAATTTTTCAATTTTGCTCCATCTGGTAATTTTAATGTTTCTACTTTTTTAATAATCATTTTTTGATGAACTTTACCATATAATTCTTTTTTTCTAGTTTCTAATCTTTTCAAAGCAGATTTGAAATCTTTAATTTTTTTTTCTAAACTCAAGTATTCTTTAAGATTTTGTACAAATTCTGGGTCACGTTGTAATGTCATAATTAAAATATATAAAATTATAAATTTTAATTGTTAAATTATTTTAATTAATTTTATTTACTTTTCTTCAAATATGTAATTAATTCTCTGATTTTACATCTTTATCTTTTTCTGCTTGTTTTTCTGCTTTCATTTGAGCTATTGATTTATCACTTAAACCTAAACGATATAATAATTCGTAATTTTTTTCAGCATATATAATAGAATTATATAAACACCATACAATTATTGTACCATATAATGACATTTTTTCATCAAAACCACCTGCACCTTGCCAAATTAAAACATAAACTAAAAACCATTGTAATAATGGAAATTTTTCAACTCCTTTTACAAAAGTATCAGGTGGTGCAGGCATACCACCATAAGCTCCAATACCTGTTCCTAATAAACCAATGACTATAGCAAAACCTTGTTTAGTAAACATGTTTGGAACTCCTAATTTTTTAAATAAATCATTAGCTAAATCAGTCATTTTTTATATAGTAAATAAATATTTTATTTTTAAAAAACATTTTATTTTTAAAAATCCTCATCGACACTAAAATTAATTGTTTTTTTATTATTTAATGAATCCATTACACCAGATTTTTGATATTCCGAAACCCTCCTTTCAAAGAAATTAGTTTTACCAGTTAAATTAATCATATCCATCCATTCAAAAGGATTTTCTACATTATATAATTTTGAATGACCTAATTCATATAATAGATGATCAGCGATAAATTCAATATAAGTTGCCATCATATCAGAATTCATGCCAATTAATTTACAAGGTAAAGCATCACAAATGAAATTTTTTTCAATTTTCACAGCTTCTTTAACAATATGATGAACTTCTTCATCTGTTAATTTATTTACTGCTTGTCTATATAACAAACAAGCAAAATCAGTATGTAATCCTTCATCGCGACTAATTAATTCATTAGAATAAGTTAACCCCGGCATCAAACCCCTTTTTTTCAACCAATATATAGCACAAAAAGAACCACTAAAATGAATACCTTCGACACAAGCAAAAGCGACTAATCTTTGTACAAATGGGGAATCTTTATTCATCCATTTAACGGCCCAGTTAGCTTTTTGTTGAATACATGGAATATTATTCATAGCATTAAAAAGATTATCTTTTTCTTTTTTATCTTTAATATAAGTATCAATTAATAAACTATATGTTTCTGAATGAATATTTTCCATAGCAGCTTGAAAACCATAAAAACATCTTGCTTCGGGCAATTTAACTTCACAAATAAAATTGTCAGCTAAATTTTCTAAAACAATACCATCACTTGCAGCAAAAAAAGCAAGTACATATTTAATAAAATGTTTTTCGTCATCTTTTAATTTTTTCCAATCATTCAGATCTTGAGATAAATCAATTTCAGTAGCTACCCAAAAACAAGCTAAATGTTTTTTATACATTTCCCAAATTTCATTATTTTGCAAAGGAAATAAAACAAAACGATTTTTAGTTTCAGTTAAAATTGGTTCCTCTTGTTTTGGAGAATTCATTTTTATAATATTTATAATCATTTTAAATTTTAATAAAATTTTTTAATCTTATTAAAATTATAATTAATGAAATTAAATCTTAATCTAAAATATAGTTATAAGATTCCATACTATCAAAAGCAGCAATATTTGAACTAGGATCTAATTTACCACCATTCATACTACTTTCATTTTCAGAAACCCACATATCTGGTTTAAATGATTTATAATCTAAACTAGAATATCTATTTTTATTATTTTCTTCAATTTTTTGATTTAAATTATCATCTAATGAATTCATACCTTGTTGTTTAAAAGGATGTTCAATTACAGATTCTTGGGAATTTTTATATTCTTTTTGTTGAATATTTAGATTATTATTTTTTTGATGTTTTTTATGATTAACTTCATTTGATTTATCAAATAAACTATTATCAAACATATTACGGGCACCATTGACATATTTAAGTAAATCTTTTTTTAATAGTGAAAAATCATTTTCAATATCAACACCTTCATTATCTTCAATTTTTTCCATTTGAAAATTATTATATAATTGTTTATCATCATCAATAAGTTTTATAGCTTCATTACTATTAGCTTTATTAAAATTAAATTGATTTTTAAATAATTCTATTATTTCTTTATTATCTTCTTCCATTTGACTATATCTTTTAATTAATATATGTAAAAATAATATTATAATTAAGGTTGCACTTAATCCGATTATATTCATAATTATATATTATATAAATATAAATTATTTTTTAATTAATTTTATAATAATTTCTAATATAAGTTAATATTTCATACATAATTGTACAATCGATTTCATTATATTTTATTAAATTCCAATATTCATCTATATCATTTTTATTATAATAATTTAAAGCTGATATTATAGATTTATCACCACTATCGCATTCTAATTTATAATTTAATTTAATCATATTATGTTCAAACATATATTTGACATAATGTTTTAAACCAAAACCATAAATATTATTTTTAATTAAAATACAATTTTTTTTAAAAATTTCCAATAAATCAATAAAATTAATATAATAATCATAATTATTTTTTTTATTAAAATTTTTTAAAAAACTAATTTCTGCTTTTGACCAACAATAAATCATACTATTACAATTATATTTTTCTTCCAATTCATTTATTTTATCAATAAAATTATCAAATATTTCTTTTTCTGATTCATTATCATCTTTTTTAGCAAAAAAATATTCATATTTTATTTTTTCATCTTTATATTTATAACTCATTCCAATTAAATAAGTTAAATTATCTTTACCTAAAAAACTATTTAAAGTTTCAAAATCACAAAATATTTCCAAATCAGTTTTTTTTAATGTAATTTTTGTTTCTTTTGGTAATATTAATGGATAAATCAATTTATCTGTTTTATTGAATTCTAATATATTTTGAATTATATTACATTTGTTAATTCCTAAATTATATTGATCTTTTTTTATATATTTTAAAAATTTTGGATCTTTCCAACTAAAAATTTTATCTTGATTAAATAATTTTTTAGTTTTTTCACCAATTCCATATATTAATACTAAATCTTTTTTTTTTTCTAATATTGATTTTTTAAACTCTAACCATACTGATTGTTCATTTGTTGAATAATTTGGTATATAACTTTTATTATTAAATATAACATATTTATCATCATTATATTTGATATCTTCTAACCAATTATTATATTTATATATTAATTTTCTAGTTTCACGATGTAAAAAGATTATTGTTCCCAATTTACTGAAATCGTTTATTTCTTCGCATTCTATTTTTTTATTATCTTCTATATAATGCCATTTATTGCCAATAATATATGATTTATAATTAATATTTCTTTGATTTTTGTTTAAGACATAATGATCAAAATTATTTTTTAAAATATAAGCTCGATTTATTTCATTATTTGATAATTTTTTTCCAAAATCAATATATTTTAAATTTTTAATAACCCTATTAATTAAAATATAACAATCAGTATTATCTATTATTATATTTGGAAAAATTTTTTGTATTGAATAATTTTTTATAATAACAGTCGGATTGGAATATAAATTCATTTTTTTTTCAAAAAAATATGGATTAATAATTACATCTATATTATTTTTCATTTGAATTTTTGTAAATTCTATTAAATATTGATTATATTCATAATGAAAAGGTATAATAGTATATGTTAAATTTTTTTGTTCACATATATTTTTAATTTTTTTTATAAAACTTCTTTTATATTTAATACTTTTATTTAATATTTCTTTACTAAATTTATTATCAACACAATAATCTTTATAATATTTTTTACCATAATATTTTAACCATACTTCGCATTTATCATTTCTTATATAATGATTGATATATCTTTTTGTTAATAATTTTTTATTATTTATTTTTTCAACTCTTTTTCCATTATTATTTTTTTGATATTTTTTTATTGATAATAATGTATTACTTATTTCGGAAAATTTTCTTTTTCGATTTTTATTTTGATTGAATTTATTTTCTAATTTTTCATTGAAATCTTTTATTTCCTGGATATAATATTTATAAAAAAAATTATCTCTTTTTACTATATTTAAAGATGATTCTTTTAATTTCCAATAAATATTTTTTATTTTATAATATCCTATATCACTTTTATCTTTTGTTTTTTGATATTCTGATTTTGTTATTTCTTCTATATTACATTCAAAAAAAATACATTCTTCTATATCAAAAACTTCCATTTGAGTTTGCATTTGACAATAATAATCTAAAGAAGGTATGCCAGTAATTTTTCTTTTCAATGGACATTTAATTTCAACTAAACAAATTTTATTATTTAAGATGGTTATACCATCAGGCGTTGCTCCTAAAAAATTATATTTTTTACTTAAACCAAAACCAATATCTTCGATTGATATATCTAATTGATTTCCCAATATATCTATTGCTATTTCTTCAAATTTATTACCATGTTTTGTATAAATATTATCTATTTTATCCAAACTATAGATTTTATCAGATAATAATTCTTCTTTAGTTTTAAAACTATTAATCCCAATAATAGTACTTACATTAGTCGCTGATATTTTTCTCTCTCGTATATCATACCACTCTTGAGTTTGACTAGCTATAGTATTTTTTTTTTTTCTTTCCATTGATAATTTCATAAAGTTTACAATATATAACTATTCAATTTTATATATTTTAAAATTGAAATTAATATTTTTTTAAAATGAAAAGAAAATATATAATGACATTTAAAGAAGAAATTGATAATAAAATAAATAAAAATTCTAATCAATTAGAAGAACATGAAAGAAAATTAAATTATTTATTAAATTTAATAAATCAACTTAATAATAATTTAAATAATTTTAAGAAAAAAGTTGATGAAAAAATTAAGACTATTGATAGTAAACAAAATATTTTAAATAAAAAGTTAGAATTTATTGAAAATACTTTACAAATGGATTTAAATTTTATAAACTCAAGATCTAAATCTCCTCCTTCTTATATATGTTAAGATTCACCACCTAATGAACTTAAAAAATCAATTGTACCTGCATAATTTGGACAATCTTTTACTGCTTTTTTTGTCATTTTATCTTGTATATCAATTATTTCTTTTTCAAATTTTTTTCTTTTTTCTTCTGAACCGATTATATTATTTATTTCTTTTTCTGTAAATATATCTTTTAATGCCCATAAATAACCAGCTCCATAATTTGCATGTAATACAGCAATTAAATTATTATTATCTTGTCTAGCTGCATGTGACCATCTTGCAGCTTGTCTAATTAATTTTTTAATTTTATTTCTATTTGTATAATTTTCTTTTAAAGGATTAAAAAATATAATTAATATTAAAAATATTAAAAGTATTATATATATATTATTTTTATTAAACATTATATATATATTAAATATATTTATTTAAAATATGATTTCTTGTTCTGTTCCCCCTTGATTATTTACTTCATTCATTATATGATTTTCTTGTTGATTATTCAAGGATTCTTTTTCAATTTCAGCAATAATATCATCTACATTTTCTGATGGACCTGTTAATCCACTTACTTCTCCTCTGCCTAAATTATCTATTTTATTTTGTACTTGTTTCATTTCTGGTACATTCTTTTCTATTAAATTATTGATTTCATTTTTTAAATTTGGATTTTGTTTTAACAATACATCTGCATTTGGTATCATTGTTTTTAATAATGTATGTGATAAATGGAATTTTACTGCACTTCCCCCTATCATTGTTATTAATTTTAATTCTGGTCCCATTGATACTTTATCATAATATTTATAATATAATTCTTCCATTACTTCATCATATTCACCATTTTGTACATCATCATTTATATCTTCTGACCATCCATCTAAAACAACATCAAATGGATCAAATTTATTATTTACATATTCTAATAATGAACATACTGATATTAATGCATTTTTTGTAACTTTAGTACCTTGATCTAAATTTGCTTCTCTTTTCAAACTTTCCACTTCTGCTGTTAATTCTACTAATGATGAATTCATATCATAAAATCTTGATGGTTGATAATTCTTTTTTTGTAATCTTTTTAATTTAAATAATAATAATCTTTTCTTTTTTAATGTTTCTTCTGGTGATAAATCTGATCCTGCATATGATGATACTGATTGATCATCTTTTAATTCATTTTCAAAATTTTCTTGTTGATTAGGTACTTGATGTTGATTATTTTGCATGTCATTGAAATCTGAATTAGATTCTGATAAATTTAATAAATCATTATCAATCTGTTGATTCCCTTGATTTATGCCCATATTTTGATTTGTTAGATTATATTCCATATTATAATTAATTATATCTTATTATATTTAATTAATTTTAAGAAAAAAAATTATCTAATGATGTATTATTTTTTTTTGTAAATCGATTGGAAATATTTTTATTTAATGTTATATCTTTATTATCTTTTATTAATTCTATTTCTTCTAATTCCGGTATTAATGGTAATATTGGTGGATAAGTTAATTTATATACTTTATTATTTTTTCTAAATTCTTCTATTGTCAATATTCCCCCATATTTTAATAAACATTCTTTTTTCGGTGCTTCTTTTATTTCATAACATAATGGATCCATTTCATTATACAATAAATTTAATAAACTTCTTCTTTCTTGTTTTATTAAATAATCTATATTCTCATTTTTATTATAACTTAATGCGCAATTAAAACTACAAAAATATCCTTTTACATGATATTTATTATTCTCATATTTTATCGGTATTCCACATGCCAAATTATCAAATTGATAAGTACACCACCAACAACATATTTGTTGTTTTTCTATTATATTTTTAAAATCTATAAAATTTATTAATTTATATATTTTTTTTTTTATTTTTTTTTCTTTATTATATAAATTTATTTCCTTTACTTCTATTTTTTTACTTTTTATTAATATTGATTCTTCATGTATATTATTATTAAAATTATCATCATAAGGTTCTGGTTCTATATGAATTTCTTTTAATTTATTTGTATAATCAAAAAATTGTTTCTCATATACATTATTCTTTTCCTCATTTATTAATGTTATATTTATTGGTAAATGTACTAATAAACTTTTTTTTATTATATTCTTTTTTTCAAATTCTTTTATATTTAATAAATTCTCTTTTTTATTTTTTGCTTTTATATTTGTATTTTTTTTTGGTCTACCTCTTTTCTTTTTTTTAACTATTGTTGTTAATGACATTTATGATTTATATTTTTATATTATTTTTAATTTAATTACTTTATACTTTTATTATAATTTTATTAAAAACTATATTATAATATTATTATATAGAATATGTCCGATTTTGATATTAATATTTTAATTGATGATCAATATAAACAACAACAAAAAAAATTAGATATTTATAATAAAATTTTAAACAAAATTTATAATAAAATCAAATTAGTTAACAAAAGAAAAAAAACCGACTTAATTTATGAAATTCCCAATTATATTTTTGGTTTTCCTTTATATAATAATAGAACTTGTTTAGTATTTATTATTAGTTCTATGAGAAAAAAGGGGTTTCTTGTCAAATTTAATTTCCCTAATATTTTATATATTTCTTGGGATAATTTAGTTAAAACTAATCTTAAAAAAATTACTTCTGATTTAATGAAAACGAATAATAATAATTTAGAAGTCCATAATAAAACGAAAAAAATCGATAAACATTTTAATAAATTAAATAAAAATTTAATGAGTGATTTAGATGATCTTATTAATAATGATTCTCCTAATTTAAATAACAATTTAGATGAGGAAATTAAAAAATTAAATGAATTATCAAATTTTTCTGAATATTATCAAAAATAATTTAATAGTATATATATATATATATATTATAATGATTATATATGATTTTATATCACTGAGTCCGATTTTATTTTATATTTATTCATTATTTAATAATGAATATAAATTAATTTATGGTATGACTTTATTAACTATTATACAACTTTTGATTAAAAATTTTACAAAAGGTTTTTATGAAAAAATCTTTTTAAGACCAAAAAAAGCTTGTAATTGTAGTAGTTTTAATAATGGCGGATTTGTTGGTTTAGAACCGGGATTTCCTTCTGGTCATGTGACTTTAACTACTTTCTTTGTTAATTATATGTATTTTAAAAAGTATCCGAATGATTTATTCGCATTATCTTTTTTAAATTTCATTCCTCTTATTATTGGTATTTCCAGATATGAAAAAAAATGTCATAATATATATCAAATATTTGGTGGTTATATTTTAGCTATTATTTCTTTAATTTTCTTTATTTAATCTTTTTCTAGAAAAAGATCTAAATTTGAACTTACCCTTTTATATGGTTTTTTTAAACCATCTTTATATTTTTGATATTTTTCATATAAATATATTATAAATAATACAAACACAACTATCATCATTAATATTAAAAATATTTCCGATAATAATAAAACTTGATATAATTTATTATTATCATCAACATCAATATTTACTTTAGTATTATTTACTAAATCATTTATATTATTATATAAATCATTGAAACCATCAAAAAAAACTTCATTATTTACTTTTTTTAAAATATCATCTATATTATCATAAACATCTGTGATTTCTCTTTTTACATATTCACTATTTAAAGTTTTTAATAATTCAGTCATTTGTTTGATTAATTCATTTACTTCATTTCTCATCTTGTAGAATGTTTAATACATTTAATATAATAAATCAATTTTATAATAGTATCGCCCATATGAATGATATAATAAAAGTATTATTACCCATTATTAAAGCAATATGATCAAAAAATGAAGGGTTCTTTTTTTCAAAAAAATTAGAATGTAATATTAAAGAATTATTATGATATAAATAATATGTACAAGATAATCCAAATAATATTGATAAATATAATGAATATAATGGTATATAATAATAACTACTCATATAACATGCAATAGTACATAAAATCATATCATCTAATGAATCTAATAAACCACCTATATTTGATGTTTTATTAAATTTTCGTGCAACTGCTCCATCTAAATTATCACAATATATTCTAATGAATGTCATTAAAACTATTAATATTTTATTATAATTTTTATAATATAATTTAAAAATAGCATAATTTAAAAAAATACCAAATAATGAAATGATATTAGGATGGATATTTTTAAATACATATAAATATGGTTCTAATAATTTTTTATTAATGTATATATCGGTTTTTGGGATCATGTTCTAATAAATATTTATAATAAATTTTAATTATTATAAATATTAATAATTTATACATCATGCGGGGCTCGAACCCGCGACCTTTTGGACATAAGCCAAATGCGCTACCAACTGCGCCAATGATGCAATAGTTTAAAGTCTTTTTCGGACAAAAGATATTTTTAAAATAACTTTTGTTCTTTTTATTTATTTTTTACTCTTCATCAGATTCTGATTCTTCATCTTCATCATCAGATTCTTCTTCTTCTTCTTCTTCTAATGCAACTGATAATGCTTTTGTTTTTTCAACAACTGTTGATACTTCTTCTTCTTCTTCTTCATCTAAAGCAAATTCTGGTAGATCACCCATACTATTTGGAAAAACCTTGGCTTGTACTAATTTTAACGTTAGTCCAAATTTTTTATTAATAAACCATACTGATGCGACTTGAAAAACACATTTCATATCAGTTAATTTAGGTAATACTTCGCCATAATTTGTAAAATTAATATCTAATACTTCTTTCTTAGTAGTATAAACCTTTGTTCCTACAAATGGTTCGCCATCTTTCCAATTAACTTGTGCTTTTAAATTAACTAATGCTGGGTATTTTTTATCTTCGTCATCTTTTTCTCTGAGTACTCTGGTATATGCTGCATCAACTACTTCTCGCGATACTTTCTTTTTACTAATTAATTTTGACCATGTTTTTTCATTACATGTTTGATCAACAATTAATTCATCTAATTTCCCAAGTAATGTTTTTAAATCAGCAATATCTGGATTTTCGTCTTCGCCTTTAAAAGACAAAGCGACTGAAAATTTATTATTCATTGAAGAAACATTATTTGGATTATAATTTGTAGCACCAAATGGTGCAAACATTTTTGGTGTTTTAACATAAAGTCTTTTTAAACTACCATTATCCTTATAATTTACCCACGAAACATATCCGGATTGTTGTCTTTTTAATTCACTGAATGAAACTTTTTTTAAACTTTTTAATAAATCTGATACTGATAGTACTTTTGCGGACATTGTTAATTATTTTTTTAAGATAAATTAGTCAATCAATTTTAAAAAAAAAAATACAAAATTACTTAAATAATAGAAAAAAAATGGATATTATTGTAATAAATAGACCTAAATAAATTAATCTATTTTCTTTAAAAAAAATATTTAAAAATATATTTAAATTTGAATAATGATTTAAATTTGTTAAATCAATTAAAATTAATAATATCGCATCTGAAATATTTTTTATTATAGTTATAAGATCTAAATCGAAAATATCTTTTTCTAATTTTTCTTCAACCTTATCCGTTTTTTTTACTATTTTTGGTTCTAAATCATAAATATTATTATAAATTGGATTATATTGAATATTATTTTGATAAATTTTTTTAGTTTTTTTTTCATCAGAATTAACTGTTGAATTAAATGGAGGGAGACTAAAAACCATAATACATATATAATTATTAAATATTTTTTTAATTAAATATAATACTTTAATTTATATTTATAATTCAATGTCTTTTAGAAAAAATAAAAAATCAATTAAACAAGAAATTATAAAGAAGGAAAAAATCGAAGAAATATTAGATGAACCCAAAGAGAAATTAATAGATACAAAAGAATTAGATATTCAAAAATTTACAAAAGAATTAGATATTCGAAAATTAATGATTACAAATTTAAAGAATTTAAATGGTAAATTATTATTAAAAATAAATAATTATGAAAAAACCCATAAAATAAATAAAAAAGATAAAAACAAATTAGTAATAAAAGTTAAAAATTTAGAAGATAAAATTATTGATTTAAATCAAATAAAAAATGAAGAAAATGAAATTTTAAAAAAAGAATGTGAACAAAATATATATAATTTAAATGAAAAAAAAGAAAATGAGAAAAAAAAAATATTTGAAAAATATGATAACAAAATAATAAAAATTAATCAACAATATGAGAAAAAAATAATAAAAATTAATCAACAACATGAAAAATATAAAGACAGATATAGGAGTGAAATTAAAGAAATAAATCTTCAAAATCAAGAATATAATGATATTATAAGAAAAGAAGAAAAAGAAAAATATGAAGAAAAAATAAAAAAAAAAGAAGAAATTTTACAAGAAATGTATAATTTAAAAACAAAAGAAGAAATAGATAAACTTATTCAACAAAGAAAAAGGAGACATAAAGAAATAGAATATTCAATAAATGTTACTGAAAAAATTAAAAAAAATTTATCTGAACAAATATTGAATTGTAAAAATAAAATTATTGATGGTAAATTTCATGATGAAAAATTCAAAGTTGTATGTTTATGTGATAATGAAAAAGATGATACTAATAAAATTTTAATTGAAAATGAATTAAGTATTTTTTCAAAGGTAGAATATATACCATATTTTCAATTCCATTCTGAATATGTTACGAGAATTATTTCTATTTTAAAATGTTTGGAAGTTTTTTTAAATAATGATGAAAAATTTTTAATACTTTTTGAATATGATTTTCAATGGTTATTTAATAAAAATATAATATTAGAAAAATTAAATTCTATAAAAAATTATGAAAATATTAATTTATTATTATTAAATTATAATAATTATTTTCTTACATATAAATTGGATAATTATAAAAAAAACTTAATTGGAATACAATGTAATCCTCATAATATTAATTCTTTTATTATTAATAAATTATATGCTAAAAAATTAATAAAAATTTTAGAAATTGTTATTAAAGATATTATTCATAATAATAATCCAAATAATAAATTATATGAAAAATCTTTTAATAAACTAGTAAAAGATCACAAATGTCATGGTATAATACCTTCTTTAGGTAAACAAAGATTAATATTTAACCAAGAACAAAATATAAATTGTATGATAGCAATTATAGATAATAATACTGAAATTAAATATGATACAATTCCATATTTTTATAAAATTATTAAAAAATCAACATATAATTTTTATCATGGTGATTATGTATATATAAATGAAAAAGAAGATATATCATCAGAAATAATCAAATATTGTTATAAAGAATTTCCAAAATTAGATTATTTATTTGTTTTTAAAAATGGTTATAATTATACTAAAAAACAAATCCATTTGATTTTTAAAACAATAATAGAAAATGAAAGTAATTTAATTTTAGATAAAAATAGTAAAAATTTTTTTATAAAATTAAAAAAAGAAAATTTAGATTTAAAAAATTTACTTGAAAATAAGGATTTTAAAATTATTGATTTTAAAATTTAATTTTGATAGTTCAAAAAATGATTTCTCTATTTAGGGTCACTAACGAGTTTAATAGAACCATCACCGTTGGTATTTTATTTTTTAAATATCTCTTTTTTTCCCATGTAAATATTTGAATACAGGAAATCTCAAACTATCTTTTGTTTTTTCAAAATATTGAACTGTTATTATTTGACCAATTATTTTTTCAGGATTTTTATAAAATTCTTTTCTTTCATTTAATGAAAATCCACTTCCAACTTTTGTATTTTTATAATCAATAACAACTGCTACCATAGTTTCTATAGTTTTTTCTAATTTTGTTTCTTTTGATATTTCTCTCCAGGGCCCCTTAATTATATCAATTACTTTATATTCTTCGTCGTGCATTTTTTTATATTTTAATAAAGAATTAGTTCTTTTACCTTCATATTTTACATCCTCTCTCAACATTAAACCTTCCCATTTACTTTTTTCTGCTTTTTCAATCAATTTTGAGAAATCATCATCGGTATATTTTATTTGTTTTAAAACTTCGAAATTATTTAATTTTATTTTTTTTAATTTTTTTAATCTTTCAGAATATATTTCTTCAGATTTTAAATTAAAAAAATCTTTTTCTTTTAATATATCAAATATAAAATATTTAGGATTTGCCATTATATGATTTTTTTTTTTAATTTCTTTCATAATTCCAGTAAAATCTTCAATACCATTTTTTATTGATACTATTTCGCCATCTAATATAACTGATTCTTTAAAAAAATCAATATTTCTTAATATTTCTTCTTTTAATATATTTAATGTTTTAAATTCTTTTCCCTTTCTTGATAAAAATTTAATTGATTTTTTTTGTGGTTCTATTAAACATAAACATCGTACTCCATCTAATTTTCTTGATATATACCAATCATTTTTTGATTTTTTTAATATTTTTGGATCATATTTATTTGCTAATACTGGTTGAAATACAGGTATTAATCCTGGAAATATTTTATTTATTACGCTCGTATTTAATCGTATCTTTAATGATTTATCAATGATATTTAATATATATTCTTTATATTCAATATTTTTATTAATAAAATGATATAAATGTAATAATGCCGTATTACCTGTAATTTTTCTATTTATTAAATCATCTAAAAGACTAAATAAATTATGATGAATATTAATATCTTCTTTCTTTTTTTTATTTTTTTCAAATTTTAAATAATTTTTTGAAGTTATACTAAAAACTTTATCATTATCATAAACATATAATAAAATTTTTCGCAAATCATTATATTTAGCTAAAATTTTTTTTTTTTCATTAGTTTTATTTGTACTATTAATTTCTGTAATCATTTCTTTTATTCTTTTAAATAATTGAGTATCCATATTTTCTATTAATTGTTTTTTCTTGAAAGGTAATTCGAGAGGCAAAGGTAAACCTAAACATTTTTTTATTAATTCTTTTTTTTTTAATTGACTATATTTTTTTATACCCTTATCTTTACATATTTTTTTCAATTCTATAACTGTATATTTTTTATTAGACATTTATATAATTAAAATATAAATTTTAAAATTTTATATATTTTATTATTATATAATAAATAAAATGAATCAAAAAAAAATATTAGACTTTATTAAAAAAAATTATATAAATATCATGATTATTACAATATCTTGTTATTTAATATATGATTTTTTAAAATCACAAAAACAAGAAAATTATACGGTATCAAAAAGTGAACTTAGGAATGTCGCTCTTTTAGGTACTGCAACACAGAGTTCAACTATTGCCGGAGGTGTAGCTTCCAGAGGTATTGACGGCAACACAAGCAAAAAATGGGTTGATAATGGTATGACAATGACAAGCAAACACGATGCGATTAAGTGGTGGCAAGTGCAATTAGACAAAAAATATAAAATCGCTCATATAAAAACATACCAACGCTACACTCATCTCTCTCAAAGTGTAGGCTTAGCCATAGAAATCTATGATGGCGAAACAAAAGTATATGATAGCAGAACCAGTGCTCCAGATATATCAACAGAGGAAAATCTGATATATGACTTTGTAATTCCTAACATTGTCGGTGACAGAGTGAAAGTCATCGCAGCAGCTCATTCAAACAATCTGAATCTAGGAGAGGTTGAGGTAATGGCATCAAAACCAGAAACAAAACCAGTATCAAAACCAGAAACAAAACCAGTATCAAAACCAGTATCAAAACCAGTATCAAAACCAGTATCAAAACCACAAGCAATACGAGCTCAAGATATTTTAGGTCATAACAGTATAATGAAACCAGTTTTAGCAATT